CCGGTGCTCGTCGGCGCGCTCGGTGCGGCGATCCTGACGACCAGCGTCGCGATCGACATCGGACCTACTGGGCGCGTCACCGGAGCCGTAGTAGGCTTGGCGGCCGTCGGCACAGGGATCGTTCTCGCGTTGCCGTAGGAGAAAACCATGGCGAAGAAGAAGATGACGAAGTTGAAGGCAGGCAAGGCGTTCCGCAAGGCGCTCAAGGCCGCCGACCGCGCGTGCAGCGGCAAGAAGGCTTCCTCGAAGAAGTGCAAGACGGCCATGGGCCGCGTGTACGCGACGAAGCGCCACCTGACGAAGTACGTCGGGACGATGTAGTCATGTCCGACAAGCCGCGCACCGCCTGCGAGACCCAGTATTTCAATCAGGCCATGAGCGACATCAAGCGGCTCATGGAAGCGGGTCCGTGGAAGGCGGCGATGGCGGCCTATCAGGGCCAGTATCCCGAGTGGATGCTGTACGCCGTCAAGCAGCACGCGCTGTACTACGCGCGAGAGAAGTGCGCGGGGAGATAGTCCATGGCTTTCCCTTGGCAGGTTGAGAAGGCGCTCCGCGGGCTCGGCTCGCAGATGTACACGCATGGCGAGTTCTTCGGGGCCGCGGGCGCGGGCATCCTGATCCGCGCCGACGACACCGGGCGCTTCCTCCTGATGCACCGAAGCAGGCACGTCAACGAGCCGAATACTTGGGGCATCCTCGGCGGCGCCATCGAAGGCGGGGAAGACCCCCGGCTTGCCGCCGAGCGCGAAGCCTACGAGGAAGCCAAGGCCAAGGACGTGCGCGTCGAAGACGAGCCCTTCTACACCTTCGCGAAGGGCAGCTTCCGGTTCTTCAACTATCTCGGCCACGTCCCTCGCGAGTTCACGCCCAAGATGGACTGGGAATCGCAGGGCTACAAGTGGGTTCACCTTGACGACCTGCCGCGCCCGCTGCATCCCGGCGTGGTGGCGTTCCTGCCCGCGCTGAAGCAGCGCTACGAGCGGTAGCATGTGGCAACCCGGTTGGCGCCGCCCGACGGCCCTCGGATCTCTCGGGCAGAACGAGATCCTCGCGCAGAAGATCTCGGGCCCGAAGGGCTCGAACCCCGGCGGCATTTACCGCGGCGCCGACGGGGTCGAGCGCTACGTCAAGTTCTACACGTCGGCGATGCAGTCGGCCGGTGAAGTGCTGGCGAACCGCATCTACAACGACCTCGGCTTCATCGCACCCGACGCCGTCTTGCTCCAGATGGCAGACGGGAAGTTCCTCTACGCCTCGACGATGATCCCGAACCTCCGGCCGTACGACTACACCAAGCCGCAAGCCGTCGAGTTCCTGAAGGGCTTCCCGGTTGACGTCCTGACGATGAACTGGGACGTCTGCGGGATGGACAACGACAACTTCGCCTACCGTCCCGACGGACGCGCGGTGCGCCTCGACAACGGCGCGTCGTTCCTGTCGCGCGCTCGTGGCTCGCGCAAGGACACGAAGTACCTGCTCGCCGTGAACGAGTACCAGTGGTTCATCCACCCGAAGCCCGGCTTCTACGATGCGATGGACCGCTACGGCGAGATCGCCGCACTCGCTGGAATCGATTCGGGTTCCGGCGTACCGGCGTACTCGTCGACCGTCGCACGCATCGCCGCGCTGAAGGCGAAGCACGGCGGCTGGGAGCACTACGTCGCGCAGTACGCGCCGCTGTTCGAGCTTCGCGACGCCCAGATGGTCGTCGAGATGCTGAACGTGCGCCTCGCGTTCCTCCAGTCGAAGGTGCGTTAGTCCGGCGTCACGGCCGAGGGTATAGTGCTCGGCCATGGCCACGCCGATCGTACCCGACCATCTCGCGATCATCTTCGACCCCGAAAACTACGACTCGTGGCGTCATCTCGCGAACGGCTACTTGTACCTGCCGAGCGGGGCGAAGACGGGCACGGGGGTACAGGCGATCGGCCTCACCGGCAACCTCGGCCTGTCTGGACCCATCGGCAACTTCTGGTCGGGCCAGAACGCCATCCTCGTGATGCCCGGCAAGGACGTGAAGCGGCTCAACAAGCTCGCGGCCGTGCGCTACGCCAACGTCGATGCGCTGGTCGCCGACAACTTCAGGGCGTTCCGGCGTATCCGAGACGCGGCCCACGTTGACTACATCGCCGAGTACGTTGCCGAGGTGCTGGTAGCCTCGGCCTCGCCGGAACTCCGAGCCCGCATCTACGACCAGACGCGCGCGGACGCGAACTCGCTCCGCGTGGGCGTCGAGGCGATCTGGCTGATCACCAGTCAGTCGGGTCGCCAAATCGTCGAAGTGAGCCGCGAGATCTATGGCCGGTTCATCCAGCGGGCCGGGCGCTTCTTCACGTTCAACGAAATGTTGGTGAGCCTGAATCGATTCGTGCCCGAAGGCGCGCAGATGCTCGTGGACATGCTCCCGCCGAAGAAGCCCACGGCGGCGGCGTTCTACTGGGCCTTCGCGCCGATGAAGACGAAGATCCCGCTCAACAAGATCGAGATGTCTCTCGACAAGAAGGAAGGCTACTCGCCGGTCACGGTGGGCCAACTCCGTGCCGCCGCAGCATCGATGACCAGCCGCGTGCCCGCCTACTTCGGCAAGGCCCTTCGCGACACGATCGAAGAAGAAGGCAGCGGCTTCTCGTTCGAGGTCGAGTGGCTCGCGAACCCGACCTACGATCCTGCGACTCGCGGCTACAGCGTCTTCATGCGCGTGCCACCGGGCTCGATCCTCTACACGATCGGCCGCGACCCCAAGCGTGACCTGTTGCAAGCCGTGCCTCTCTCCGTCCGCGGCATCTGGGTCATCAACATCCCCGATGAGATGGACAAGTTCGAGTTCCGCGATCAGCGCGTGCGGGACATCATCCACGACTACAACGAGGGCGACATCGAACTCGATGGGCTCTACGCTGCGATGCGTAAGCTCCGCGTTGACGTCCTCGCGCCCAACATCTACTGGACCACTCGGATCGAGAAGTAGGAGACGCCATGTCCTTCGGCATCGCCCCCAAGGCCCGCACTCCGTTCAAGGCCCCGGCCGTGGGCTACACGCGACGTGACCCGGACAACATCGGCATCGCGATCAAGTTCAGCCCGCCGCCCTCCGTCTTCTCGGGCGCCTACAAGTACGATCCCGAGTGGACGCTCAAGAACTTCGCCAAGCGCCGCATCTTCGCACCTCCCGGCGGTCACGGCGGCGCGAGTGGCGGCGTTCCCACGATCGGCTTCTCCGAGAACTTCGGATCGACGGGCTTCTGGGAAAACAACGGCTTCTACTTGACGATGGATGGCTCAGCGTTCTTCCACTACGAGGATGGACGGCCGCGTAACCGAAACGTCATCGAAGCGACCTACACCGACTCTGCCTATGCCGACCGCTTCATCGCTTACGGCTTCCGCTACGCGAAGCGAATCGCGAATGACTCGTCGACGGGGAACTCCCTCATCCGGCAGGTGGCGCGCTCCCTCGCCTTCGCGGCCCTCATGGACCGCCGGGAACTGCTGACGGCCGAGTGGAACAACGTGCCGATGCTGCCCGACACCGTGTCGCGCATCATCAACGACTACGGGTTCATCCCGGCACTGGATGCGGCGTACACCTATCGCAGCGCGGCCGAACTGATCTCGGCGCTCCGCGTGTTCCTGTTCGACTACTTCAACTCGAACTACAAGAAGGACTACCCGGACTACGTCTACTCGGCCTACGACGTCACTCAGATCAACGACGCTTTGCCTGACGGGCGCAAGGTTCCGGCCGGTCCTTTGAAGCTCTCGTTCGCGCGCGAATCGATTCTCAAGGCCATGAGCCGACTTCGCAGCGGCAAGTTCCTCGACGCGAAGGGCATCAGCGAACTCGTCGATCACACGCGCTCGGAGGCGCGTCAGCTCATCTCCGGGTTCTCGGGCGAGCGTGAGTGGGCCGCTTTCGAGCCCAAGCGCACCTTCGAGCGCCGAATCAAGGGTGAGCAACTGACGACTGCCGAGGGCGCTGAAGGCGGCGGCATCATCGTCGCGATTCCGCCTCTCAGCCTGCTCGTGTGGAACGACTCCGGCGACAGCCGGAAGCGCGAGTTGTTCGACAAGTACGTCTCGCAGTGGACCTTCGCGGGGCTGTTCGTCGCGCGCACCAAGACTGCGAGCAGGAGTGAACTCAAAGACCTGTGGCAAGCGCTCAGGGACAACAACTTCGCGCGGGCCGAGGTCAACTGCGATGTGCTCTACGCCCCGAACCCGTTCTGGACGGCCCAACTGTCCGGCATGAAGACCGTCGAAGTGCCGAATCTGCCGAACTTCGGCTACGGCGGCACCGCGGACGCGCTGGCCGCGCTTCTTCGCAAGCGCTACCGCGACTGGGACGATCTGCGGAGCAACGAGACGTTCCCCGGTGGTGACGCACTCGAACTTCAGACGTGGGTGCGCGAGAACGTCGTCACGCCGGACCAGTACGCCGATCCGCAGTACACCGGACTTCAGGCCCTCATCGCAGAGTCGTGGAAGGCTACGCGCTCGCCGCTCATGGCTGGCGACCTCTACTACAGCGACTACGCCCGCCTCCTCATCGGCAAGCCTGCGAACGGTGGGTCGGTCACGGTGTCTATGCCGACGCAGCCGCCGGGTGTGCCGATCCTGCGTTCAAGCGACGCCGAGTTCGTGCGCTCGACGATGCCGTCCGACCTTCGTGCGCGAGCAGGCTCCGACGATCTGCCGAGCATCCTGAAAGCGCAGGAGTGGTTCAGCGTCCACTACGATCCGGCGAGTGACGTGGCACCCGTGTACCTCGACCCGACGAACCTCGTGCAGACGGCGCTCATCAAGATCTCGTGGGTCGAGCAGTTCATGGCCCTGAAGATGACCGAGCCGAAGCTCAAGAACGCGCGGGTCTACGACAACGGCGCCTACGTCTGGAAGCTCATGTACGCCGGTCAGAGCATCTACGGCGGCGACGTCTACCTCGATCCGAACAACGTACCCGAAGACGTCGTCAAAGCGATCCATCCGGTCCCGCCGACCATGGACGAAATCAAGCGCGGGCTTCTGGCCGTGGACACCATGGACGTCGCCTTCGGCGGCCGAGAGCCGTTCGAGGCCTACGTCTGGAATCGATTCGGCCGTCGCAAGTTTGGTCCGGCCAACGCCGACATCATCATCTACCTCTACGAGAACATCGAAGCCGTTTATCGGGTCGCCGAATACTCCGACATGACGCCGCGCATGGTCGAGTCCATCGCAGCACAGAAGGGCATCCCGCCGCTGCCGGAAGATCCGCAGGATCACCCAATCGGCGATCGGATGCGCGTCGTCGAGTACATCCAAGCGCGGGCCATCACGAGCCTGAACTCGACCGGCATCCAGAACGTGCTCGATCGCGCGCGGGAGATGTCGGGCATCGACCTCGACGGCAACCTCACGCCACGAAGCATCGACGAGGCGATGAACACGCTGACCTACGGGACGCAGCCGGTCTTCGCGCTCGGAGAGAGGTTCGTCAACGCGCGGTCCCGCCCCTACAACATCGTGGGCCAAGCCACGGCCGACGTGTTCGTGAAGAAGCTCATCCCGAACTTCTCGGACTACAAGTTGACGGGGCGATCGTTCGCGAACGAGGTCGCGGCCTACAACGACTCCTACAGTTACTCCGACGCGACGATCGAGCAGATGCTCGCCTTCGTGCGGAAGTTCCCGCCGGGCGTCGAGGTGCCGTACTTCCGCTCGCGCGGCGACTACGAGGAGTTCCTCACGCGTCAGGTCGGCGATCTTACGGTGCCGTCGGACCTGAGCGACGCCACGGAGAAGATCCGCAGCATCGACGTGTCAGAGGGCGGCTGGCGGTGGGCGACGAAGGAGTCGCTCGTCGCCATCGCGCGCAGCCTTGGCCTCTCGGTTCGCGACGACTGGGCCGACGGTGCGCCGCTCGCTCCGTTCTTCACGCGGGAGGAAGCCAAGGCGTTCGGCGAGAATCGATTCGGCAAGAAGCAGGGCTACAAGATCCTCATCAAGATCGCCGACAAGATCGGCAAGGGCGGCGTCGCTGATCTCACGCGCGCCGAGGTCGAGGAGTACGGCCCCGAGTTCTACGAACAGCCGAAGCCGATGCACCCGCTCGTGCCGGTTTGGCCGGGCTATCACCAGTCTGACCCGACGGGCGCCCTGATGGTGTATCTCGGCTCCGACGGTGACAGCTCTGGCCTCGCCGACAAGTACGAACTTCCGTCTCCCACGATGCGCCTGATCGTGAAGACGGTCCTCAACAAGTCGCCGATGGACATCACCTTCGAGGACATCTCGGACTTCGTCTACGACTACCCGCCCGGCTCGCCGCAGTTCGAGTCGCTGAAGACCGACGAGGAGTACAAGAACCGCGAGCTTTTCGTTCATCTCGTCGACCGGTACGGCGGCAACGAGTCCGAGGCGTACGACTACCAGAGCACGGCCATGAAGCACTACGCGAAGCGCTTCCTCGGCGAAGGCGGCAGCGTAGAGGAGATGACGATCGGGCAGGTCCGCGACGCTGCGAAGGACTTCGTGAAGGGCGGCTTCGACATGGCCGACCTGCCGTTTATGAACCCGACGAAGACGAAGGAGTACGTCGAGTTGAGGACCGGCAGCGGGACGTTCACGCAGGTCGCCGCCATCGTGACGAAGAAGACCGGCAAGGGCTACACGGGCGACTTCACGCCGAATGAGGTCGACGCTGCGATCGAGGTGTTCAGGGCGCAGCCGCAGGCGCAGGCCCAGACGATCGCTACGAAGTACGTCCCGGCCGTGCCGCAACCTGACACGCTGTTGGGCGGCGAGTTCGTGGTTCGCGGCCCCAAGTGGGGCTGGGGCGATCAGGACGGCGGTCCCGGCAACGTGGGGACGGTGCTGTACCAGACCGACATGGCGAACTGGTTTCGTGTGACGTGGCCCAACGGCTACACGGACAGCTATCGCTACAACCCGTGGGGCGGCATGTTCGACCTCACCGTGGTCGTGCCGCAAGGAACGGGGCAGAAGAAGTGGTCCCCGGTCACCGTCGAGGACGTGATCGCCATGGCTGAGGGCCTCGACAAGCCGATCGGAAGCATCGACGCCATCAACGAGTTCCTCAAGGCCGAGATCGCGAAGCGGGGCCTTGAGCCGCTCAAGGCGTCGTATCGGATCAAGGTCAGGGCAAAGGCCACTACGATGACCGGCAAGGAGATCGAGGCCCTGACGAAGAGTGACATCCTGCAAGCGCTGGATGCGCTGGGTTACACGGCTGGGACTGCCGAGCAGATTGACCTGTTCCAGAAGGCGCTCGGCCCCGCCGTCTCCGAGCTTGACCAGCCTTTCGGGACCGAGGCCAAGGCCGTGAAATACGTCAAGTCGGTGCTCGGGGACTACCAGATCGAGAAGACCTTGGACAACATCGAGATCCTGATCGTTCGGGCCTACCAGAACACGGGCAAGTCCGACAAGGAAGCGTTGAGCAAGAACGACGTCAACACGGCACTTGACCAGTTGCGGCAGGAGAAGATTTTCGAGAGCGTCGTGCCGGGCAGTGGCTTCAGCGGAATCGATTCGCGGCCCGTGTGGCCACGGTGGGCGTGACGGGGTACACTCGGCCGCCTGTAGGAGACCGTTCATGGCGAAGCGCAAGAAGCCAGTGAAGCGTCGCGGACTTGGGGCACTCCCCAAGGAAGTCGGCCGCGGAGCCCCGCGTGAGTCGGCCGTCTACCTGAAGGACAAGGCTGCGGCGTCGCGTGAGTTGAAGGCCATCGTCCCCGGTGATGCGCGGCAGTACGACGCGGCAAAGAAGGCGTTCTCGAAGGAGATCGCCGACAAGCACTGTTCGCTCGCCCTCACGGCCCTCTCGAACGCGGCGTTCTCGGCCGGTGTCGCGCGGGCCTCGGCCGTCGCTCGCGGCGAGCCCGGTGGCGCCGAGGACCTCTACAACGACTTCGTCGCCCAGCGAGACGAGTACCTCGCGATCTGCCACCCTGAGAAAAAGAGCAAGTAGGAGACTGACATGGCCCTTGGATTCTCGCCCTCCCAGCACCGCAAGCGCTCGCGCAGCTACAACGCGAGCACCTCGACGATCCTGAAGTCGCTTCAGAAGGCCGTCGCCAAGGGCAACTGCCCCGGCGCGCGCTCGATGCTCGTCGAGGCTTCGATCACGGCGGGTGCCGCTTACGCCGAGGACTTCGACATCGGCCGCAAGAAGAAGAAGTCCATCTCGGCGCACCCGGCGATCAAGGCTGTCCGCGCTGCGAAGAAGCTGATGCAGGCGAAGTGCCCGACGAAGGCGAAGAAGTCTGGTGGCAGCTTCAAGAAGATGAGCAAGGCCGAGGCCAAGAAGTTCGACAAGGTGCTGAAGAAGGCCGCCAAGGGCAAGATCAAGGGCGCGAAGGTCGGAAAGTTCTAAGCCATGGACGTCATCCACCCCGTCAGGCTGTACGCTGCGCCACCGGACCAGCCCGCCGCCCCGTCGGCGAAGGCGCTGATCCTGCCGCTCGCGATCTTCGCGGCCATCGGGCTCGTCCTCTACAAGACGGCGTCGAGTGACTTCGCGGAAGAAGATCGACGCAGGAAGAACCCCGTGCGCGGCATCCAGACGCGGGAAGACTACGAACGCTTTTTGGCATCCTGACCGACAGGCCGGTAGAACGAAAAAAGGGGGCTGACGGCTGAAAACTCCGTCGGCCCCCAGTTTTGTTCGCGGGAACTTTCCGCGTTGCGGACTATCTACAGGTCGTCGTACCGGCTCCAGCCTTCCTCATCCTCGGGCGACACGTCATCGAGGATCGCGTGCGGCGGGATCAGGCCGACCTTGGGCTGCGGGGCTCGGAGAGCCAGAAGTTGCCCGCCGTTCGGGTCCTGCGAATCGATTGCGTCGAGGCCCTGCGCCATGTTCGCCAGCGCGGCCTGAAGGTGCGGCGTCTTCCGGTAGCAGATTTCCTTCCCGACTCGCTCCTCGACGATCGCGCGCTCCTCAAGCAGGGTGTCGATGATTTCGCGCACGCGCTTCTTGAGAAGATCGGCCTGACGGATGACGTAACCGATGGGCGTCGGCATGTCGGAGATGAACCGCAGCACGAGCGCGCGGTCACGCATGTCCCGCGAGCCGGTGATCCTTTCACCGAGTTCGATGACGCTCTTGAGATGCAGGTCCGCGATCTTCAGCGCGCTCTCCAGCTCCGTCGTCCCGACGTGCCACGGCTGTCCCGAGCGGGCCTGTCCGACGTCCCACGCGAGCAAAAGAGCGAGCTTCGCCGCGATCGACGTGGTGCGGGAGCACGCAGCGGCGGCTCGGCGGTTCGCGCCCGTTCGCAACGGCCGCATCGCCTCGTACCAGTCGTTCCACATCTTCTCCCCGGCCGGATCGAGCCACAGGCACGGGCCGGGAGGGCTCGCGGGCGTAGCGAGTTGCCGGAGCCACTGGGTAATCGCGAGGCGCTTCTGCGGGTCGTCGATCGGCGGGGTCGCGAACTCGCGCTCGGGCTCGGCGTGCAGCGTCAGGAAACGCGCGAGGAAGCCGCCGGTCCAGTCGGCCTGTTCGGTGTGGCGCTCCAGCAGGTCCGTGGCGACGCCGCAGAACAGAGACAGGCGCGGGTCGTTGATCGGCCCCTTGCGGCTGTTCGCGAGAGCACGGCCGATCGGGATGCAGTCCCACAGATTCGTGAAGGCCGTCTTCAAGGCGAGCATGTAGCCCTCCTCGGCCTTCGCGAGGAACTCGCCCCACTCGCCGTAGAGCAGCACCATGCGCTGTTGGGCGCGAAGGCTCTCGTACAAGCCTTCCTGCGAGCCGGGGATCTCGCCGACGCATCCGGTGATGGCGTCGTGCATGACACGCCGCGCGATGTTGATGCTCGCCGTCTTACGCGACTTCGATGAGTCGCCGACGATCATCGTGTAGAGATTGCCCCACAAGGGGCTCGTGTACGGGACCGCGTAATCGATTGGTACGGCTTGCGTCAGGCAGGTGAGCGCGCCTGCCAGATGGTAGGCGACGTTCGCGTCGGTACAGTTCGCCGCGTACTCGACGTAGTTGCGGACGAAACCTGTCGGCGGCAGGGCGGCCCAGACTTCAGCTTCCGAGATCATCGACACTCCATGTCGGGTTGGACCGGCACCATAAAACAGGTCTTGACATCTGTCAATGGCTGCGCTACATCATGCCCCACGAAAGACAAAGCGACCACGGACGCACGCCAAACGAGCGGCAGTGCAAGGGTTTTTCGATGGCATGGTTCCAGTACACGTTGTCGCACACGACGCCTGACGCCCTGCGTGACGTCGGCTCCTTGCCCGGCATCATCGTCGGCCGGGACCGCTCGATCATGGCGCAGGACAACGGGGGTTGGCTCGTCGAACGGATGCTCGCGAAGCACGGCATCCAGTTCAAGGCCCGCCTGATGACGCCGGACTTCCAGCCCGTCACGGCGATCGACGATCTCTGCAAGGTCGGCCTTCGGGAGTGGGTGCCCTCGTTCATGGCGCCCTACCAGCGCGAGGCCGTGCTGGAGCTTGGCCACAAGTCAGGCCATATCTGGCACGCCGCCGGTAGCGGTAAGACGCTCACGGCGATCGCTTGGGCGCTCGCGTGGCCCGGCAACACGGTCGTCACGACCCGCGCCGCCGTGCGCCGCAACTACGGCCGCGAGATCGAGCGGTTCACGACCCACCGGGCCTACGTCATCGAATCGATTCGCGACGCGGACCTCCAGAAGATCGAGGACTCGGAAGCCCTGTTCGTGGTGCTCGGGTGGGAGATGCTGCCCGCGTGCCTCGACGTGCTGCTCAAGTGGAAGCCCGCCTCGTGGATCGCCGACGAGGCCCACAAGATGAAGTCCCATCGCCGCTGGGGCGCCGTGCCGCAGACCGACGGCAAGCTCAAGTTCGAGCCCTTGGACAACATCGCCCACGCCGCCTACAAGCTCTCACGCTCTGTTCGCCATCGCCTCGGTGCAACCGCGACCCCGATCAAGGACCGCGTGCGGGACCTCTGGGCCCAACTCGACGTGATCCACCCGGACGCTTGGGGTCCGTTCTACAAGGAGGACCGCGCCTCGTTCACGACGAGGTACTGCGCGGCGCGGCGTGGAACATTTGGCGGCATCGAGACGACGGGATCGTCGAACCTCGATGAACTCTGGGACCGGGTTTCCACCATCGTTCATCAGGTTCCCCACAGCGTTACTCACAGGCATCTGCCGCCAAAAAGGCGCTTGGTTACCTACGTCACGCAGGGCGACCAGAACGCTGCCACCGGCTTCGCGTCCGTCTACAAGCAAGCCGCCAAGGGCGGGCGTGGAACACTTCTCGAAGCGAAGCTCATGGAAGCCGCTGCGAAGAAGCGCAAGTACCTGCTCGAAGTGCTGGAGGAGTGCGTCGAGAACGACCAGAAGGTCGTCGTGTTCACCGGCCGCCGGGAAGACTGCGACAAGCTCGCCGCCGAGGTCACGAAGAAGTTCGGCTCCGACGCCACCGTGTTCACGGGCCACGGCGGCACACCGGCCGTCGTTCGGGACGGCATCCAGCAAGCGTACATGGCAGCAAAAGGCCCGGCGATCCTCGTCGGCACGGGTGACGCATGGGGCGAGGGTGTGAACCTTCAGGACAGCGATCTCCTGCTGATTGCGATGTTGCCGTACACGCCGGGGCAGATCGTGCAGTGGGAGGGCCGTGTGGCCCGCCATGGCCAGAAGCGGCCGGTCCTTGTTCAGTACCTCGTCGCCGAGGGCACCGTGGACGAGCACGTCGCGGGCATCCTTCTGGACAAGCTGCCCGCCGTCGAGAATGTCGCCGGGGACGACTCGGTCACAGGTTTTGCCGACCAACTCCGCGGGGCTGACGACGCCGAGGCGATCATCGACTCGATCATGGCCAAGCTGGGGGTGGCGTGATGCTTTGCGGCAACTGCCACAGCGGCCTGATGGTCCGCCGATTCGGCCGCTTCGGCGAGTTCATGGGCTGCACCAACTACCCGCGGTGCAAAGAGTGGCACCCGATCCAACGGGAATCGATTCGGCCTCATCCCGAGGTCGTTACCAAGAGCGCCGAGAGCGCCAAGACGCCGGAGATCCCGGCAAGGAGTACGGAGATGGCAGCGAAGATGGAGATGAAGCTGGAGACGATCAGCCCCGAGCGCGCCGCCGCGTTGCTCGCGAAGAACGTCTCGAACAACCGCGCGATCGTGCGGGCCCGCGTCGATCAGCTTGCCGACGCGATCAAGGAGGACCGCTTCCGCACGACGCCCGAAGGCATCATGCTCAACGAGGCGGGCAACCTCATCGACGGGCAGCATCGGCTCTCGGCCGTCGTGACCGCGGGCAAGCCGGTCAAGATGTACGTCTGGTACAACGTGCCCACCGACATGATGGAGGCGATCAACGTCGGGCAGACGCGCACGCTCGCGGACGTCCTCACGATCACGGGCGAGCTGGGCATCAAAGGTGCCCCCAAGATCGCCGTCGCTCGCGCCAGCGCGATCAACCTCATCTTTACGCCTGAGCAGAACACGAAGAAGCTGACGAAGCTCCAGTACGAGTGGGTCCGCGAGAACTACGCCGAGGACATCGAGTGGACGCTGAAGAACTACCCGCTCAGTGGTGGCAGCGCCAACGCAGGAGCCATCTCGCGGAAGTTTCGCAGCGTGATGGTTATGGGGGCGCTCGCCATCGCGCACAAAAAGTACCCCGAGCAGGTCGAGGTCTTCGCTCGCAAGGCTGACAAGGGTGTCGAGCTTCTTGAGACCGATCCCGCTTACGCGCTGCGCCGCTACCTCGACAACAGCACCCTGACGGGCGGTGGGGCCCCGCGCCTCACGGTCGCCTACGCCACGTTTCGCTGCGTCTCGGCCGCACTGCGCCATGAGAAGCTCGGCATCGTGAAACCCGCGTTCCTGACCGAGACGAACCCCGAGTTCAGCAAGGTCCTGCGGACGTTCGGGGTGATCTGATGGGCCTCATGCACGATGCAGGGGGGATCGATCTCAACTGCGCGCACTGTGGCGAGCTTCGCCTCGACGCAGGAGGCATGACGTGTCACTCCTGCGGGGACGTCGAAACGGTGTGCTTCCAGTGCATTGAGCGCGAGGACAGCCGCCGCTTCGGCGTCGGGGATCGGGACTACTTTTGCCGGTACTGCCGGGAGGCGATGGATGACGACGACTGAGAAGAAGATCATCGACGCAGGATCATCGGGCGAGTGGGGCTGGCACGCGACGGAACTCGCGCTGCGGTGTCCGCGAATGTTCGCCTACACCTACCGCGTGCCGGAAGGCGGTCACGGGGAGGACGATCGTCCTGCGCTGCTCAAGGGATCGCTGGTCCATCAGGGCCTCGCGCACCACTACGCAAGGCTCGAATCGATTCAGCAGGGCCGTGACCCGGACGAGTGGGCCATCCCCGACGTGGCGATCGAGGCGTGCGCCGAGAAGTTGGGCAGGCACGCCCTCAAGTACGTCGAGATCGCGAAGCGAACGGTGCGCGAGTACACCCGGCACTGGGCGAACGAGCGTCTCGTCGTCATGCACGTCGAGGAGGTCTTCAAGAGCGACATCGCGGGCTATCGCTTCACGCAGCGCTTCGATCTCGTCGTGCGCGAAGTCGATGACAAGGTCTGGATCTACGATCACAAGACCACCGGACGCCTGTCTTCGGCCGTCGCGGAGCGCTACACGCTCTCGGGGCAGTTCCTCGGAATGGCGAGTTTCGGCTCGCGCATCTGGGGCAAGGAGTTCGGCGGCGTGAAGTTGAACCTCATCCAACTCTCCGACGGGCCGAAGGACGCCGAGTTCGCACGGCGCACGCCTGATCCTGCGCCCGGCGCGCTCAAGTCGTTCCCCATGACCGTGCTGCACGCACGCCAGCGGATCGAAGACCTCGACAAGTCGGGCCTCGATCCCGAGGAATGGCCGATGACGATGAGCGAGCAGACGTGCATCACCGCCTACGGCCGGTGCGAGCACTTCGATCGGTGCCGGTTCGGATGACGGCCGTCCGGCTCTCGCGCGGGCTCTGCATGCTCGTCGCGTTCACCTCCCTGATCGGCGCACCGGCCTTCGCCAACATCGGAACCGACGAACTCGTGCCGTGGTTCTGCGCGACCATGCTCTCGTCCGCGATCGGTTTCATGCTGTTCGACCACGAATACAAGCGACTTCGCCGCGAAGATCGCGATCTCAACGACTGACGGCGCATCGCGCCAAGGAGTCCCACCATGTCCCTCCCCCCGAAAGACCTGCTCGTCCCCGGCCCGTGGACCGTCAAGGGCAACACCGTCCTCGACGCGCACGGCCGCACCGTCTGCGTCGTGTTCGCCCGCAACGCGACCGCGCACGCCTACTGGATCGCCGAGACGCCGAAGCTCATGGCGGGCACCGACGGCGAGATCCACATCGAGTCCGACGAGATCGACGAGCTTCGCAAGACCGTGACGCGGCTTCGCCGGGAACTCGACACCGCCCATGACGAGATCGCTGACGGCGCGCTTCTCCTGACCGACCACAAGCGCGACATCTCCGACCTCCGCGAGAAGCTGACTACGCTTGAAAACAAGGCGAAAGCGTGAATCGACACGATCGCTCTTGACAGGTGTCACAGCGTTCCTATAGTCTCCCCAACACCGATCACGGAGTTCCCAAGTGACCACCGTCCCCTACAACGGCGACAAGGCAGTCGTCGCTCTCTACGGACCCAGCGGCGTCGGCAAGACCACCGACCTGCTTTACTCGTTCCCCACCGGCTTGTTCGTCGCCCCTCCGGGTGCGCTGAAGCCCGCCGACCACGTCGTCGGCTTCGTGCCCGAATCGATTGAGGCCGCGACGATCATGGACGCGACCAAGATCGTGAAGGACCACGGCAAGAGCACGAAGTACGACGCGATCATCGTCGACGACTTCTCGCTCCTCTCCGAGGCCACCGTCAACGTGCTCGAAAAGAAGCACACGGGCTTCAAGCTCTGGGGCGCGCTGCGCGACGCAGTGCTCGACTTCAGAGACACCGCGCGCCACGCCGGTCTCCACGTCGTCCTGACGGCTCACGAGTCTACGCCCCGCACGGTCTCGGGCACCTTCGTTCGCGGAGGCCCGCGTCTGCCGGGACGGCTCCCGGAGGACCTGCCGACCGCGTGTGACCTCGTCCTCCGCGCCGCCTACGACGGCACTCGTCGCGGCTGGCACGCCGTCTACCGCTGCACGATCGACGATACGCAGTGGATCACGAAGGACCGTCACGGCGTCACGCCGGACAAGGCCCCGATGAACACGGCCGAGATCCTTCGTGCCGCGGGCTACCAAATCCGCCGCGCCCCCGGTCTTGAGTGGCAGGAGGAACTCGTCGAGGTCCTCGCCACGGCGCTCTACATGCCGGGCTCCGACGAGAAGGCGCTCATGCAGGAAGCTGTCGAACTCTGCCGTGAGAAGACGCAGAACGATTTGCACGTTCGCTGGGTGATGCGCGACGCACTCGATCGCGCCGCGATCCGTCGCGCTCACCGAGACGTGCTCCAGATGTATCTGGCCTAACGGCCGAATCGATTCGCCCATTCCGGGCGATCTCACCTGCGGCACCAACCTAGTCCCAGCCGCAGGGACCCCTCCTCTCCGCACGGAGGCAAAACAGGCGGCAGGCCCCACGGAACCCAAGGGACGGGCAACACCGGGGATCAGGAGAAGGCAGATGAGCAACTGGACTTTGAAGGCGAACTTCGCGGGCGTGGCCGAGCGCAACGTGGGCGGCGGATACAAGGAGCCCGAGACCGGCGCGTACAAGGTGAAGATCACCGGCACTGAGCAGAACGAGAAGGAAGGCCGTTCCAGCGTGAAGTTCCAGACCGTGATCGCCGAGGGTGACTATCAGGGCAGCGAGACCCGCCTGTTCCTCGGCACCGACCTCTCGAAGCAGGGCAACCTCCGCTCGTGGAAGACGGCGATGTTGTCCGTCGGCTTCACGTCCGCGCAGATCGAGGCGGGCGAGGTCGAGTTCGACAGCGGCACCTTCGACGGCAAGATCGCCTACATCTACTACAAGGCGAAGGACCCGAACGACGCGACGAGCCAGTCCGACCGGCAGTTCATCACGCCGGAGCAGTACCAGCGCCTCGTCGGCCAGTCGTCGGGCTCGATCGCGCCCGCGAAGGTGAACGGCGCTCCGCAGATGACGGCCTCGGCTCCCGCCCCCAAGTCGGGCAACGCCCTGCGGAACATGCTCGGCCGGTAATCCCCCCTACCGGAAGGGCATAGGCGGCGCGACGCCGCAGGGGACTGAGTGAAAGGCTCGGTCACGGCCGGGGGCGAGGTGGGGCCCCCGGCCACTTCTTTTTTGGAGGTTCACGATGGGCGCAGGGCAAGTGCTGATTCACCAGATGCGACAGGCCGGGACCTACGATCCCGAGAAGCTCGGCGCGCGATGCGACAAGTGCGTCCTGCGTGAGATGCGCGTCGGTGGGCCGGTGCCGCCCGAGATCGACTTCGGCAACTCGATTGCCATCATCGCCGAGTCGCCCGGCGAGAAAGAAGTCGAGCGCATGCGGCCGTTGGTTGGTGCGTCGGGGCTGGAGTTCAACAACTCGCTCTCGGCGATCGGCATGAGCCGCAAGGACCTGAACCTCCACAACGCTCTCGCGTGCCGCCCGCCCGAGAACGACCTCGACAAGGTCCTGCTCAAGTGGCAGCGCGGCAACAAGAAACTGGAGGAGCCGCTCCCGAGCCCGATCGAGTGCTGCCGCCCGCGGTTGCTCAACGAGATCGACGGCGTGTCGAACATCGTGACGCTCGGCAAGGTCGCCTACCAGAGCGTGACCCAGCGCGCCAAGAGCGTGATGGAGATTCGCGGCGGCCCCATCGAGGGCTGGTTCGACGAGATGTCGAACTTCTGCACTGGCGACTCAATCGATTCGCAGCACCATCGAGTGAAGATCCTTCCGACGCTGCACCCGGCCTTCGTGATCCGCACGCGGCGCTGGGCCCGCGCGTTCAAGAGCGATCTCTCGCGCGCGTTCCGCTGGTTCACCGTCGGCCTCAACTGGCGGGAGCCCGACATCACGATCAATCCGAGCCCCGCCGTGCTGGCCGCGTTTCTGGCGAACAGCGAGACGACCTACGCGGTCGACTTGGAGACCTCGTTCGATGACCCGACGTGCAACGACCTCCGCACCGTCGGCATCGGCCACGAGAGCGCAGCCGTCGTCTGCGTGCTGAAGTCCATCGAGACCGGCGACTCGGCCTACCCGTCGCACATCGACCACGACATTCGACGCATCCTGAAGGACTTCTTCATGGACAAGTCGAAGATCAAGGTGGGCCACAACGCCGGGTACTTCGACCAGATGGTCATCCGAAACCACTTCGGGATCGACATGGACCCGCTGTGGGACACGATCCTCATGCACCGTGTCGTCGAGCCGGAACTTCCGCACAAGCTCGCCTACGTCGGCAGCATTTACACCGACGTGACCTCGTGGAAGGAGAACCACACGGCGAGCGAGGCGCGCAGCGATCAAGAGCTTGCGGCCTACAACGGCATCGACTGCGTCGTCACCGCGCGCGTCGCACCGCAACTCGCGCAAGCGGCTCGTCTGCGTGGACAGATGGACGTGATGAAGTTCGATCATCGCGTGCAGAAGGTCTGCGTCGGCCTCCACGAGAACGGACTCCTCGTCGATCGCGCGGCCCGTGACGTCATCGCGAAGAAGCTCCTGATCGACATGGCCGAGTACAAGCGGCAGGGCAGCGAGATCGTCGGCAAGCCGATCAACATGAACAGCGTGTACCAGCTTCGCGATCTCATCTTCGGCGAGTGGAAGATCCAGCCCGCCGAGTACACGAAGCTCGGCGACCCCTCGACCAACGACGAATCGATTCGCACGATGCGCTCGTCGAACAAGGACAACAAGCAAGCCGTCGCCTTCTTCGACACGCTGCGCCGCTACCGCACCGTCGCGAAGGAGTACGGCACCTACGTCAGGCGCCTCATCCCCTACGGGATGCCGCTCGATCTCACCGTCGGCTTTCAGAACGAAGACGAGCAAGAGGACGCCGAGCGCGGACTGATCCTCCGAGACGGCCGCGTGCGGCCTGACTACAACGCGCACGGCACCACGTCGGGCCGACTGAGCAGCTCGAACCCCAACGCGCAGAACTGGCCGAAGCACCTTCGCAAGATGATCGTGCCGCAGAAGGGCTGCGTGATCGTCGGCGCAGACGCCGATCAGTTGGAACTCCGAATCATCACGGCCATCGCGCAGATCAAGGTGTACCTCGACGCCTTCGCGGCCAAGATGGACCCGCACGCGATGACGGCGAGCCTCATGTTCGGAAAAAACTTCACGTCGCTCACGCCGAAGACCGAGCAGTGGGACAAGCTGCGTAACCTCTCGAAGGGCATCAAGTACGCGAGCTTCTACGGCTCAGGTGATGAGACGGTCCACGGCATCATCACGAGCGCAGAAGACAAGCAGGGCAACCTGATGTACCCGGACCTCACCGTCCGCGAGGTCGCCACGATCCGGCGCAACTGGCTCAAGGGCATCCCAGAACTGCCGAAGTTCTGGGAGGACAAGATGGATGAGTACCGGAGCAACGGCTTCGTGCTCGACCCGATCCTCGGCCGTCGCCGTGACTTCGAGGATGGCGAGGCGTTCAACGAAATCGTGAACCACCCGATCCAGAGCGCGGGCGCGCACATCATCCACATGAGCACCTTCGATCTGCTTGAAGAAATCCCCTTCGGCAAGTGGGGACCGGGAACCGGGCTCATCTCGCAGGTCCACGACGCCGTGTACGTCGAGGTGCCGTGCGATCACGGCAAGCACGATGGGAAGGATGCCGAGTTCGGATGGTGCCCGCCGGGATGCCGGTGCGAGGCCAACTGGGCCGCGCGCACGATCGAGAAGCATATGAACCGTTCGCTGCCGCAACTGCCGGGTGTTCCGTTCAGCGCGAAGGCGAAAATCGGAATGACGTGGGGAGACGTGTAATGGGGACCATGCTGTTCTTCTTCTGCCTGTTCTGCACTGGTGCGGCCGTCATCGCTGCGGCCTTCTGGGACTCGCGCAAGGGTGCCGAGAAGAGGCGAGCACAAAAGGCTTGGCGTGAGACGACTTCGACGACGATGCAAGCCGGTAAGACGCGCCACGTCGTCATCACCTACACCGTCGGGGACGACGAATGAGCGACGCGCGCGACTTCGTGAATCGATTCGCTGATGACAACGACATCGAGTTGCTCGTGATGGATGGTCACGACGACGCGATCCTCGGAGTCGGCCAGCGCTTCACGGACTACTTCGTCGTCTACGACTGGCGGCGAGTGATCGAGAAGCTCATGGCCGAGGGCATGACGTACGAGGAGGCCGTCGAGTATCACGAGTTCAATCAGGTGGGCGCGTGGGTCGGGCCGCGCACACCCGTGTTCCTTTACAAGCCCGAGGACACGGAGGTCTCCGATGGCTGATTTGCCCGACATGACGCATTTGCCGATCGACGAGAAGATGGACTACTTCGCGAAGATCCTGAGCGGGATGTTCGACATGCTCGGATTTCAGAGCTGCACGATCATCATTCGCGTGAAGGACGACCAGTTCGTCGCGGCGCGGTTCCCAGCGTGCGACGACAAGTGCGCTTCGCCGAACCTCTGCACCATCAAGGCGTTCGAGCACGCGGCCGAAGACCTGAAGGGTCAGGCCGAGGCCATTCGCCGCCGTGTCGGTGGCACCACCAAGACGGGAGGAGGGTACATCCAATGAAGATCTTCTTCGCGCATCCGAAGGGCATGGAAGACAGCGAGATCGACGAGTGGTCGAGCAACCTGACGCGCCTGTTCAGCGAGGCCGATTACGCCGACGTGAGCGTCGTTCCCGGCCGTGACGACTTCAAGCAGTACGCCCCGTCGGCGGGCGGATTCGCGGGCTGGACGCGCGACGTCGCGACGCGCAAAAACGCGATGACGCAGAAGCCCTACTACGATTGCTTCGTCTCGCCGTACCGCGAGATCGGCAAGGCCACGGCCGACATTCTGACGCTCGCGCTGCACTACAACATGCCCGTCGTGCTCGCAGAAAAACTGGAGTGCGGCACCGTCGAAATGCACCGCGTCAATCAAGTGGTAGTAGAGGACGCCGACAACTACACCCACGGGTGGTGGCTTGACACTTGACAGGACAGGTGTCATCTTGTAGCAACACACGCGATGCCGATTCCCGGCAGATCAAGGAGAGTCCGATGCGACTCAAGCGCGTGGCTTTACAGGAGAGATCGAGCGAGGTCTCGACGCTCATCCGAGGCCTGATCGACTCAGGCACTTCCATCGACCAGATCGCCGCGGGGGCACACGTTTCGCCGAGAACCGTGTACCGCTGGCTCAATGAAGGTCGGGCCCCGCACCCGGCCTTCCTCGAAGCACTGAGGAAGCTGACCAATGCACATCAGCAAGGTGAAGGGTAACGTCAAGAAGGGCTGCGAGGTCGAGATCGGGCCGAAGACGCTCGTCGTCGGCCCCAACGGCGCAGGCAAGAGCACCATCGTCAACACGGTGGAGCTTGCATTGACGTCGCGAGTGGGCGACGTCGCGGGCCGCGTGGACATCGCTCGCGAAGCCGACGTCATGTCGCTCGCGACGAACGGCGCCACGGTGTTGTCGGCCACGGTGGAGTTCGACAATGGCGACACAGCGACCTACGTCACCGAAGGCAGCACCGCGAAAGCCAAGAAGGCCGTCGCCAGCCGTCCCGTTGCCACCGCGCATGACGAGGTCCTTCCGATCCGCACGCTTCGCGAAGCCGTGCTCGGGAGCGCCCAGACCGCCCGCAAGTACCTGATGAGCAAGGTCTCGACGGCCACGAAGGCTGACGTCGAGAACCTGATCCCGACGGCGCTCTCGAATCGATTCGCCGAGTGCTTCCCGGCGAACGTGCCGGTTGCCGACGCGCTCGTAGCATCCGTCGAGTACGCGGCCAAGCGGCAGCGCGAGTGCAACAGCGAGGCGAAGACGGCCCGCGAGGCGGGCAAGCTCGTCTCCGGCGGCCGTGGTTCGCCGCCCAGCGAAGCCGACGTGAAGGCGGCTTCCGCGGCGCTGAAGGCCGCCCGCACGAAGCTCAACGAGGCGGAAGCGGCCGAGGACCTGCTCGCCGATCTGGAAGAAGCGGAGACCGACTACCAGCTCGCCGAAGACGCCGCGAACGAGGTCGCGATCAAGCTGACCAACGCGCGCACGGCGCTCAATGCGGCGAAGAAGCCGCGCGAGTTGAACCCGCTGCTCTCGCACGTCTGCATGGTGATGGACGAGAGCATCCTCGCGGGCGAGTGCCTTGCGTGCGGCGGCACGGCCCCGACGAAGGCGATGGCCGACGAGGTGAGCGCCGCCATCGGCGACACCGTCGCCGCCAACAAGGCTTACGACAAGCTCGTCGTCGATGTCACGGTGCTGGAGGCACAGGCTAAGGCCACGCTGGAGATCCTCGACAAGGCCGACAAGGCCGTCGCAGGGCTGAAGGCGAAGGTCGGCAGCGCAGGGACCGTCGATCGCGCGGCGCTCGAAGCCGAAGTGGACTCGGCCGAGAAGTCGCTGCTCGATCTGAAGGCCGCGCGAGACGCGTGGGCGAGCGTGCAGAAGGCCGAGAGCGCCGCTCTTGACGCCGAGCGTCAGGCCGTCGAGTGGAAGGCCCTCAAGGAAGCGCTGGAGAACGCGATGGCCGCGACGATCGACCAGTCGCTCGACAAGTTCATCGCGAAGGTTCAGTCGCATCTCCCGAAGTCCGACACGTTCGGCATGAAGCTGCGTGACGGCGAGCGCGAGGTGGTCTCGTTCGGCCTCGTCCGCGACGGACACCTGCACACGGCGATGTCGGGTGCCGAGTGGGCGCGAGTGATGGCGGCGATGTCGGCGGCGTGCGTGCCCGAGGGCAAGTACGCGTGCGTGATCCCCGAGGAGCGCGCGTTCGATCCTGTGACGCTGAAGGACGTGATGTCGGCGCTCACCGACTGCCCGCATCAGGTCATCCTGACGAGTCCTGTGAAGCCGAAGTCCGTCCCGAAGGGCTGGACGGTGGTCGAGCGCGGCGAGTAGCCGTAAGGTGGGGCCATGGCTACGCGCATGACCGTTCATCAGGCAGCGGACCTCTGGCGAGTGAACCGGCGCACGATCCTCAAGTGGATCATGGGCAAGGACGCCAGCGGTCGAGGCAAGCGTCTCGTCGAGGGCGAGGACTACGAGGTCGTGGACGCCGACATCGACGGCAGGAAGATGTACGTCCTGCTGCGATCGGACTACCCGCCGCCCCGGAATCTCAACCCGATCCCGCGCAAGCCGCGCGGGCGTCAGGGCCCCCGCGAAGCAGCGGTTGAAGCCGCTCGCGGCCGCACCCACTTTGAACAGGTGGCCAGTCAGGTTTCACCCGTCGAAGTCGTTGAAACCGTTGTCGAGGCGGCTGTGCCGGTCGGTGGTGATCGGTACAGCCAAATCGATTCGCAGCGCTTCACTCCTGTGGCCCCGCCGCCTCCCACGACCGCGGAAGAGGCGGCCGAGCAGTTCGCCGTGACGCAGGAAGCCGCGACGCCAGAAGTCGTGACGCCGAAGCCAAAGCGTCGCCGGTCACGCCGAGAAGACGTGATCCCGACGATCGACACCTACCTCCCGGCGCAGCCGGATCGGCCCGAGGACGAGGAGGAGTTCCAACTCCCCGAGAAGCCGATCCGATCGGCCGTCTCGCCCGAGTACGAAGGCGAATCGATTCGCACCCAGATCGAGAAGTGGGTGCGCGCCTCGTCGAACGAAGACGCCGATCAGGAAGACCCGGTCGCGGCGTTGCCGCGCTTCCTGCTCAGTACGTCGATGGAGGCCGTGGACATCGGAAGCCCGTTCGAGTTCGTGAAGCTCGGACAGCCGGGGATCGAAGCCGCCATGACGCGCGTGCTCAAGGCCTCGCCCATGACCGACGAGGCGCGGTTCTTCGCGGGTGGGGTCCTGCTGGAGTATCTGGCCAACCACCCGATCCTCAAGCTGCGAAACCTGTCCCCTTCGCCGTACTGGCCCCGCAAGGGTCAGCTTTCAGGCCTCGGCGCAATCTACGCGCTGCCGCTCTACGACTGGATGCTGTAGCGAGCACTCCCCAGCCCGCGCGCGACGCGCCGCCGTGAGCCGAGAGGCCGCGGCGGCGTCGTCGTTCCTGCGCCCGTCGAATCGATTCCCGCCCCCAACCTTGAGCCCCCGGATGCAGAAATACCCCCCTACCCTTGGCCCCCTCATGTAGAAACATACCCCCCCTTGGCCCCCGGATGTAGATTGACTCCCCCCAGGACTGGCCCTCGGATGTAGATACCTAAACCCGCGAAATCATTAGGTTCTTCCGGGGGCTTGACTTGGCCCCCGGATGCGGGTACTATTGTTTCACCTCGACGGGATGCACGACGGGCCCGCCGGGGGGCAAGGCAAGGCAAGCGGTGCGCGTGGCTTGTACTTTGGCCCGCGCGTCCCTCTCGCGACGCATGGCGGCGGTGCCGCTAGGCTATCGGGGGAGTGCTCTTTGACAAGCAAGGGGACCGCGCGAGTCTACCATGACGCGCGATCGTCACAAGCCCCCCCGATGGGAATAAAGCGCGCGAGCGTGATGTATCGGGGACAGGCCGCTAGGCGGCAAGTAGGGCACCATGTTACCGGCCGGAAGGCCGGGGCGATCGCGGGAAAGGAAAGGCGCGTGCCGCGATAGTAAGCGGCCGAAAAGGTCCCTGATACATAGGTTCGCATCGTCTCCAAAACGATGCACCCTTCCCGATATATGCCCAAGCCTGCTAGTATGGCGGCGGATCATGTTGCGGGAGTGAAGGGCGAGCCGTCATATGCACGGCGCGCGTACGCTAGACGTTGATCCCGCTACAGTTGCGGCTTGACGCGCGGCGTTCGTGTAAGGCCTAAGAAAGCGGGTAACTATGATTCCCGCCACTCCTGAGGATGAATGAGCCTCTCGCGAATCGGCTAGACGCACCTAATAGTGAATCGTTTCTCTACGATGCCGCCCGCGGCATTGTATGGATAGATCGCCAAAAACGGGGCGCCGATGCAATCGCAAGCTCATGCACGCCGGTAAGTATGCACGCAAGTCGCGACTATGCTTAGAGCGTTGAACGGGGGAGCCGATAGTGCCGGTGCATTTCGCCGGTTGCGACTATCGGGCGGGCCGGAAGGCCCGTGCGCTGCCCGATGCAGCATCCCAGTCCGAAACGACGGCAATCGTGCCGTGGGGCAATAGTGCCTAGGACGCGACGCACGACGGGATCGAGCCGGGAAAGCCAGCGCAATAAACAACGGGGCGACGGGTGCAACGGCCGCAAGGCTATTGCGCCCGTCGCTCCGAATCGAAGGGCCCGCAACGCAATCGATTCGCGGACCTTTCGATTCGGAGCGACACTCCGAAACACGAGACAATCAACGCGGCCGAATAGGCCGCAAGCGAGGGGAAACGATGGAAAAGATCTTTAGGCGCACGCTGCACGCCCTGCCGCTGTCCGCACGGTTCGCGGCTTTCTCGTTCGTGAAAGAGCGCATCGTTCGCAACTACCGGCTACCCGACACCGTCCGCGGTGTCGGTAGTCTCTTTCTTCGCAACCTTTTGGGAGGGGTCTAGCATGCGCGTCAATACCCGTAACGTCATCGCCGCTTGGCAGTCCGGCAAGGAATACAGGCGGGAGGATTCTATCTGGACCGATGGCACGTCGATCTTTTCGTACCGGACGTGCCTCGCAACGCCGCTCGCGGACGGCCTCATGGTTCTGAATCGGACGAAGTACAGTGCGACCACGTCGAACAAGCAATCGGACGTTTCTTTCGCGCTCCGCGGCATGATCGCGTGCGAGGTGTCCGGGCTCCATATGGGCGCCGAGCCGCGGCACCTGCTCGACGTGGCGAGCGCGCTGCCCGCCGCGGCCGAGCGCGCGGCCCGCGTCATGGGCGCGGTCTAGCCCCCGCGGGGACTCCGCGCAACCCACCAACCAACGCGCCGCAACGGCGCATGACGCGCGAATCGATTCGCGCAAGAGGCAACCCATGACGAAGCTCACGAGCAAGGCAACCATCAACGCGGCCGGGAAGGCCGCACCGGAGGGCAACGTGGCGAACGTGAACGAGACCTTGGAGACCGTGGCGGGCGCGGTGTCGGAATACGGCGCGGGCGAGGTCTACAACGTCCCTGTCGCGATCATCTGGTACGAGACCGACAAGGCGGCCGTGGACTACGATCCGCGCGTCGAGCGCACCCTCCCCGACACGTTCGTCGAGACGATCGAGCGAGAGGGCGTGTTGGAGTCCATCACGCTCCGCGAGTCCGTCAACCCGGCGAACCCGAAGCAGACGCTCAAGGTCGTCAACGGTAAAACCCGCTTCCGCGCGGCGCTCAAGGCCGGTCTCGCGCTCATCAAGGGTGGCATCGTCACGGCCGACGCGAAAAAGGCGCTGGAACTTCAGGTGCTTTTGAACGCGCACCGTTTCGCGGACGAGAGCGATCTTCAGTGCGACAACGCGGCCCGTCTCGCGGCCCTTGGCTACAGCGTGGCCGAGATCGCGCGCGTCTTCAACGTGCCCGAGTCAACGGCCCGCAACACGCTCAAAATCGTGAAAACGGTCCCCGAAGTTGCCGCGAGCCCGCACCTGTCGTTCGCGGCGAAAGAGGAACTGTCCCGCCGCGACCCGGAGACCGTCGCCGCGGCCCTCCCGATTCTCGAAGACGTGGCTAAGGCCGCGGAGCTTTCCAAGGACGGGAAGGCCGACGCGGGCCTCGCCAAGGGCAAGGACGGGAAGGCGTCCCGCAAGGCCGATGCGACGGTCAAAGAGACCAAGGACGGGCGCAAGGTGGGACAGGCGTCGCACTCCGCGACCAAGGGGCTCTGCGACGTGATCGAGGGCAAGGACAAGGAGCCCGCGAAGCCCGCGAAGCCCGCCGCGCCCGCTAAGGCCCCGGCCGTGGCCGCGAAGGACACGCGGCCCGACGCGGGATCGCTCCGCGCGAAGGCGGCGCTCTGCCGCGCGGTGTCCGGTCTCGCGAAGGGCACGGGGGCGGCGGCCGAGTCGCACCGCGCCTTCGTGGCGGGCGTGCAAGCGGCCCTGTTCTTCGCGGCCGGGGACAAGCTCGACACGCTCCCCGGTGGCCCGATCACGCCCGAGGTCAAGGCGGCCGTCGCCGACGCCCTCGCCCGCCTGTTCAAGGACGCGACGCTGGCCGAGGACAAGGCGGCGGCGTAGCGTGCACTCCCCGGACGGCTCGCCGGAAACGGCGGGCCGTTCAATCGAGCGCCCAGCGAATCGATTCGCCGGACGTTCGCATGAACGGCTCACGAGACATTCAACGCGCCGAAAGGCGCAAGGGGGCACGAGTGCACACCAACGAAATGCTTGAGCGCTTGACGCGGCACGATCGCAACCAACTCACGAACGCGCTCTCGCACGTCGAGGCGCTCATGCGATTCGCGGGCAGCGCCGCGTGGACAAGCGACCCCGACACGCTGCGAAGCGAACTCGCGCGACTGGAAGCCGAAAGCGACGCGCACACGGCCGAGTTTTTCCGCGCCGCGCGCGTGATGCTCCAGCGCCAGTGGCTCGACGGGGCGTAGCCTTGTGTCACGCATGCGGCCGTAAACTTGACCGACATACCGGCGCCTTGTGCGTCGGTTGCCTACTTCACGCGGGCGATTGCGAGTGCGCGCCACGCGAATCGATTCGACCCACTAAAACGCTCGACGTAAAAAGCACGGCCCTCCCGCCGCGTAAGAAGGTGGTGAGGGGCACGAAAACAACGGGCCGTACGGCCCATGACGCGCGGGATTCCCGCGCAAGGTGATGGAAACATGGCGGCTTATTCGCAGTGGGTGTACGACGGTCTCGCGCTGCTCGACGCGGACGTGCCGGTGTCGGTCTCCGGCCCTCCCGGTGTCGGCAAGTCGTGGCAAGCGCACACGCTCCACAAGCTCTACTGGGGCTCGCGCGCGGACACGATGCCTTTCAAGACCGTGATGGCAGCGCTCTCCGATCCGACCGACTTCACGGGCATCCTCACCGTGAACGAGACGACCGGCGAGACCGTCCGCATCCCGCCCTCGTGGGCGGTGGAGATCGTCAAGGCGGGCGGCGGCACGGTGTTCCTCGATGAGGCCACCCTCGCGACGCCCGCGACGTGGACGGCGCTGCTCCGCGTCATCCTCGACAAAAACGTGGGCGATCTTCAACTCCCGGCGGCGACGCGCTTCATCCTCGCGAGCAATCCCGTCGAGATGACGAACGCGGGCAACCATTTCCCCCCGGCCGGTGCGAACCGCGTCGGTCACCTGACGACCGAGGCGCCCGAGCCTCGCGACTGGGGCGACTGGATGCAGGGCTACGCGGCCGAGACGGGCGACGCGCACGACGCGAAGGCGGCGATGCAGGTCGCGGCGTTCGTGACGCGCCGTGGCCCCGGCTTCCTGCTCAACGTGCCGAAGACCGAGGAAGGTCGCGCGGGCGCGTGGGCCTCTCCCCGCTCGTGTCACGCGGCGCAACGCGTGCTCGCGAGCGCGCACCGTCGCGGCTTCCTCGCGACTGACGACGGGCAAGAGCGCACGATCCGCTCGATCGCGGCCGTCGTCGGCGGGCCGTGGGCGGCCGAGTTCTCGACGTGGCTTGTCGAGAATGATCTCCCCGATGCCCGCGAGCTTCTGACGGGCAAGGCGTCGTTCACGTTCGACGCGACGCGTCCCGACAAGGCCCGCCCCGTGTGCCTCGCGGTCGCGAACGAGTCGGTCAAGGGGGCGGCGCGCGACAAGCCCGAGCGCGCGGCGCTCGTCGAGTCCGCGTGGGGCATCCTGCTCGACGCCGCGAAGTCCGGCCTCGCGGACAACGTCGAGAGCGCCGCGACGATCTTGAACGAGTGGCGATCGAGCCCCGCGGGCGGCGGCGGCGCGGCGAGCGCGACCCCGGCGAAGTGCCCGAACGAGTTCAAGGCCCTGACCGAGGTCTTCAAGCAGGTCCGCATGACCGCGATCAAAAAGAAGTAGCGCGCACTCCGCGCGGGGCGGGTGGCTTTGGAAAAAGCCATCCGTTCCCGCCGCAATCCCTCACGGGGGGTTCCGGCGGGAACGGGTGTCGAGCAAGTCAACAACGGACGGCGATCGAATCGATTCGCCAAGAGGCAAGAGAGATGATTGCAGCACAGACTAGGCAGAAGGCGCTGGAGGTGGTGGCGGGAGCGCGCGGCATCATCAAGGCGGTGGCCCCGTACTTAGACGCCGAGTCGGACTCGTTCTCGTGGGTCTTCTGCGAGGGGATCGGCGAGACCTTCGCGTGCGACGAAGCGCGTCGCATCTACTGCGACCCCGAGTACCTAATCAAGGTGGGTCCCGGCACGGTGGCGGCCGATTTCCTGCACGAGATCGTCGTGCACACGATGGGCGACCACTTCAAGCGTGCCCGCAAGGCGGGCGTGTCTGACATGCTCCAGAAGGCGTGGAACATGGCGGGCGACGCGGCCGGTAACCATATCGTCCGCGAGATCGCGGCCATCTCGCAGGGTCGCATCACGCCGGGGAACGTGCGGATCGAGCCCGCGACGCAAGCGGCCGACTTCGACAAGTCGGGGTGGGTCACTGCGAAGTCGCTGGGCTGCAACGATGGCGACACCGTCGAGGTGATCTTTCAGAAGATCCTCGATCAGCAGAAGGACGGCGATGGCAACGGCCCCGGCCCGAAGCCGCCCCCGCCCCGCGACCCGACCGGCCCCGAGGGCAACGAGAAGGGCCCCGGAACGAAGCCGCCCCCCGGCACCGAGCCGCGGGACCCGCAGGACGGCGAGCCGCAGGACGGCGAGGGCGACGGCGAGGGCGACGGCGAGCCGACGCCGATCAAGGTCCCGCCCAACTATCAGCCGCCGAAGCCGCCCCCCGGCAAAAAGCCGAAGGAGTGCGGCGGGTGCGCGGGCGACAAGCAGAAGACCGACAAGCTCCGCGAGGCCGCCGAGGCGCAGGGCGAATCGATTCCCAAAGAGCGCAGCGCGCTCGAACTGGAGGGGATCAAGCAAGCCACCGCGCAGAAGATCAAGGAAGCGGCGGGCCGCGGCAACGTCCCCGGCGGCATCAAGCGCTGGGCCGAGGAAGCGACTGAGCCGCCCAAGGTGGACTGGCGGCGCGAGCTTCCGAACCTCGTGAAGCGCGGGCTGGAACTCGCGAAGGGCAAGGTGGACTTTACCTTCGCGAAGACGAAGAAGCGCGCGGGCGTCATCCTCCCGACGATGGCGTCGTTCAAGCCCCGCGTGGCTATGGTGTTCGACACGTCGGGCTCGATGGGCGACAAGGACGTGGCCGCGAGCGTGGTCGAGGGCGTCGGGCTCGTGAAGAAGGCGGGCGTGACCGACGCGTGGATCATCGCGTGCGACACGGTGCCCACGGCCCCGACGAAGATGAAGGGCATGAACGCGCAGTCCATCAAGGACGTGCTCGCGGGCGGCGGCGGGACGGATATGGGCGCAGGCATCCGTGCGGCGGCAAAGACGAAGCCGCACGTCACCGTCGTCTTCACCGACCTCGACACGGGTTGGCCCGACGTGAAGCCCGACAACGCTGGCGAGGTCATCATCGTCGGCGTCCGCAAGAGCAACTGCCCGACGCCCGAGTGGGCGCGCAAGGTGCTCGACGCAAGCAAGTAGATCGAATCGATTCGCTCCCGGCTCCGGTGGAATGGTCCATCGGAGCCGGTGGCGGGTCGCGCAAGGCAACGTGAAGCGCCGAGTAGGCGCGAGGTGAAACCCATGGCGAACGAAAACAACACCCTCACCGTTCCGGTCGTCGCGAACGAAGACGCGTGCGCGATCCCGGCGCTCGGCATCCTCGTGACGTGGAAGGCGGGCGGCGAGGCGCAGCAGCAGGAGTGCGAGAACGTGTTCGCGAGCGTCGGGTTCGGCAACGACGCGCCGAAGCCCCGCACGATCCGCGACTCGCTTCACGCCGGTCTCGTGAGCGAGTTCAGCCGAAAGAACCGGCCGGTGCGCCCGACGCCCCGCGGCTACGAGGTCGTGCAAGAGACGCCGACCGAGGACGGTAAGAACCTCACGCGCGAGCACGTCGTCGCCGCGTGGATCGAGCGGGACCGCGCCGCGGGCTCCGAGGTCGTGCGCGTGGACAACGCGGCGCACTTCGACGCGGTCAAGGCCGCGACCGACGCCGCGCAGAAGCGCGTGGACGGGACCTCGATCGGCAAGGCGCTCTCGACGGTGGCGGGCTCGCGGCTCGGCGGGTTTTCGATCCGCGACGGCGGCGGCGTGTACTGGGTCCCGCCCGCGGCGGCCGAGACGTGGGCGAAGCTCGCGCAGGGTCTCACGAAGACGGGCGTCGTGCGGTTCCGGCAGTTCACCGTGACGGGCGACGCCGAGACCGTGGACTCGCTCGTGGACTCCGTCGAAGCGAAGATCGAGGCGGTGCTCTCCGAGATCGTCGCGGACCTCGACGGTGGCAAGGTCAAGACCGCCCGCGGCCTGACGGCTCGCAGCGAGGAAGCGGCGGCGCTGGTCGAGCAACTCGGCCAGTGGGAGACGGTGCTCGGCCGCGCGCTCGATTCCTTCCGCACGAAGGTCGAGGAAGTGCAAGTCCGCGCCGCACAGGCCGCGCTCGCGGCCCTCTCGGCCGACTCCGAAAGCGAGGCCGCGTAATGATCCCCGACAACGCCGTGTGGATCGATGACGTGCTTGTGCTCGTGTCCGAGGCCGAGACGGTCCCCGCCATTTCGGCGGGGGCCGGTTCGGCCGGTTGCGCGGACTCCGCGCGCGAGGAGGTGTGTGATGTCGGTTAGCACGATGCCGCAGTGGGTGCTCGACGCGATTAAGACGGGCGACGTTCTGACCGTGACGCCCGCGGCCGACCGGGACATCCCGGTGTGTTCGTCGACGCAGGGCGCGAGCGCGATCTCCGCGAGCGACCTCATCAAGGCGTACAACGAGAAGCACGGGACCGACTGGAAGTACGACGTGAGCGGCGAAGACGAAGTGTTCTAGGCGAATCGATTCGCAACAACGAACGGGCCGCAAAGGCCCATGGAGGTGAGACGTGAAGTTCAAGGTTCAGATGACACCGCTGCGTTACCAATCACCTGCGACGTGGCTCACACCGATCGAGCCGGTGAGCACGCTGCATGCGGCTCTCCCGGCTTACCTCGCGGGGCTGGGGTTGGCGTCGTCGGCAACGTCTCCGGTGGCGCTCGACGCAGAAACGCGCGAGGCGCAAGAGGCGCGGTGGGCCGTGTTCGTCGAGCAGGGCGTTGCGCTCCGCGACCCCGAGGCCCTGCGCTGGTACGCCGATCAGGAGTTTGCGCGGCAGTTGAAAGCGAACCCGCGGTGGACGAGCAACGCTGTCTCGATGACCGTCATCGCGGTGACCAAGGCCGCGGGCGGGGTTCTTCCTCCCGACCTCGCGCACCTCAACGAAGAGTTGCACAAGCGCTCCGAGCCGATCGAGAAGATCCGGGTCGAGCGGCGAAAGACCCGTCCGCTCATTTCGACGCCGCCGCCTACGCGGCCCGATCTTGCCGCCATCGCCCTCCGCAACAAGTTCGACATGGCGCTCGCGACGACCGCACGCGAAGAGTTGAAGAAGGCGGGCTTCCTGCATCCGAAGGACCTTGGCGTTTCGCTGGCCGATCCGACCGTGCCGATCATCCCGACGACAAGCGGCACGTCGCCGTCCGCGATTTTCGAGAAGAAGGGCCGCGGGCGCCGGTCGTCCACCTCGATCGTCGCGCATCTTCGCCGCGACTGGCTCCGCAAGGTCCACAAGCCGGGGCTCACGTTCCTGTTCGGCCCGCGGACGTTCGTGCTTCACGCCGAGGTGTCCGACAGGGGCACGTTCATCACGCTTGCGCGACAGCACGAGACGCGGCGCGGCACGATCAAGGTCGAGCACGGTTGGCTTTCATTCGATCGTAAAAATCAACGAGTCCTGAAGAAGGAGAAGAAGTAACCATGGCAACCGATACCGTCCTGCGTCCCCTTTCGGCCCGCAGCGATCCGACTGCGTTCGTGACCGGCTACGAGCACACCGCCGCCGAGACGCTCGCGAGTCACCTCGCGTGGCCCAACCGGGACAACGACGCGACCACCTTCGCGTTCTCGATCACCGAGTACCAAGCGACGTTGCTGCTCAACATCAAGTCGGCGCACTGGGCCGTGCCGCTGTCAGGCCGGTACAATCGCTTCGTCCCGTTCAGCCCCTCGATCCTCGATCCGGTGGCCGACGCCGAGCGAATCGATTCGCAGGTTCTTCGCGCGGCCCTCGTCGCCGCGGTGAACACGGCCGAGATCGGGACGACGTTCGGTTCTCGCTCCGTCTACCTCAATGGGATCGACGTGATCGGGCTTAGTGCGAGCATGGCGATCACCGCGCCGCTCGATCTTCCGCCGCTCGCGGCGGCGACGAAGGGCGGCTACATCGCCCTGCGTTCCACCGTCGCTCGGTTCCTCGCCTCGATCATTCTCGCGGCCGAGTTCCGCCGAAACCACAATCTTCCCGGCGGCGAGGTGACCGTGACCGTGGCCATCGCACTCGATGGTTCGCTGGTGCTGCGCGTCGAGACCGACACGATCACGGCCGTGCTGGAACAGGCGGTGCTCGTGCGGCCGTTCTTTCACGAGGACGCGCTGCTCGCGGACTTCATGCGCGAGCCGATCGCGACGGCGACCTTCGATGCCGAGAGCGCGCGGCGCGCGTTCCGCAGTTCAGTCCGCGCCGCGTTCGGCGACGAGACCATAGTGCCGACCGCGACGATCAAGCATGAGGGCGAATGGTGCCCGACAACCTTGTACGTCGGTGAGACCGGCGTATCGCTCGCGCGGATTCTGTGCCGCGCGCCGAAGGCCGATGGCGATGTCATGCCGAGCAACGTGCCGGTTACAGCGGACACGCAAGCGTGGCCGTTCTCCAACGTCTCTCGCAGCACGCCGCACACTGGGGCGCGCGCTTGGCAGATGATCGACGGCGCCGTGTTCGAGGTGCTCCCGTTCATCGCACCGACGTTCACCGTGGGCCTCACCGAGGCCCGCAGCGAGAAGGCAACCCCGGTCGTTCTCTGGACCGACAACGGTATCCGGCTCACGCTCGCCGCGATGTCGGCGGTGGAGTAAGCCATGGGCCGCAGGAACAACGACAAGCCGATCATCATCGAGCACGTTGCACGATTGCCGAAGCGTGAGAAGCCCGCGCAGCGACGACGCCGAGAGCGTCGCGCCGCAGAGCGGGAGTCGCGCGGACTTCCCGCGTGGCCGAAGGGCTCGTGGGGCGCGATGTGGGACAAAAACGAACCGGCCGAAAAGGCCGATGGAGTGAGAGATGATTCTGAAACTTCCGATCCAGAAGGACAGGCACTACCTCACGGCAAGCGAGATCCGAGAGCTTAACGAGTGGTGCGCGCGGCTCGCGCAGTTGCAGTTGCTCGGCGCGACGCTGGAGGACCACACCGAGACGGTCACGACGAAGCACGGCGAGACGCGGAAGCAAACGCTCGACGAGGTGCCCGAGCCGTTCGTGGAGCCGCCCGTCGTCAAGTGCGAGAAGTGCGGCAACGACGAGATCAGGAAGTTCGGCCTCGTGTACTACGAGCGGCAGTACCGAGCGCTCCGGGGCTTCAATAAGAAGGGCGACGTCGGCGTCCGCGACGACCCCGACTACAACGACATCTCGCGCAACGACCCGATCGAGGCCGTGCGGCCGTTCGCGGGTGAGTGGCTCAAGTGCGACCACTGCCAGCACGAGCAGCGGCCCGACGTGTTTTTCGAGTGGTAGCGAATCGATTCGGGCAACGGACGCGCCGGAAGGCGCAAAGGAAAGACCCATGGTGATGACTCCAGCCCGCGCGCGGGAACTGATCCTGCTGGTGTTCACGACCGACCGATCCGGCGTGACACCCGCGATGGTTCGCGAGATCCGCGCAGTGCAACCGGACTATCGGGAGCCTGAGAGCGAGGCGTTGTTCCGCGTCGCGGGCATCCCGTACCCCGGCGTCGCCGTCGTGAAGGACAACCCCGAATCGATTCGCCTGATGGTCGCGGCGGCCAACGCGGCCGAGATGATGGAGGACGCGTGATGACCCACGCCGAGTACGAGCAAAAGCGGATCGCCCTGCTGACGAACCACCTGTACGCCGCCGCGGTCGCCGACGTCGATGTGCCGCAAGCCGTAGACCTCGCGCGGCAACTCGCCGACGCGCTGGACCGGCTCGCGCTGGAGATCGATCCGTTCGAGAACATCAACCCCAACAAGAAGGAGGCCCGATGATCTTCCACAAGAGCCAGTACGGCATGTTCGCGGGCGGCTTCGACGCGGACCTTCGCGGGTTCGTCGGCACGACCGCCGAGGACGTGCTCACGCTCGACTGGCCGGAGACCCCGACGCGCGAACAAGCGCTCGACATCGCGCTGGGCAACACGTTCGTCCAGACGGCCGCCATCGCCCGCATTGAGGCGTGGCGCGAGCCGGGGTCTCCGAAGCCGGGGGGGACCGCCGAGATTCGATAATGGCAGTTATCGCAAGTAAAGCCGGGGCGCGATGGGCGCGACCCCCGGCTCCGATGACCCCCGGCCGACTCGATTCGGCTGGAAAACAAGGGGAAAACGAAATGGCGAAGTCGAAGAAGCGCGGCCTGTTTGACCTGATGGACGACCTGACGATCGAGGCAACGGAGGGCGGCAAGTGGGCCGTGCTCCACGAAGACGAGGTGCTGGCCTTGTGCGCCAACGAGTCCATCGCCACGTTCGTCCAGATGGCGATCCTGACAGCAAACATGAACCCGATCGAGGTGAAGTGATGGACACGATCAACTGGCAGAAGGTCCGCGAGGCCGCGCGCATGATGCTCACGCTCAACGCGGGAGAGACCGAGGCGCTGTTCAGCCTCGTCGCGTCGGTCAACGAGACCCGCGACACGCCGAAGCCGGAAGCGCCGACCCGTCCCGACCCGCGCGGGCGCTACAAGTGCTCGCTGTGCGACAAGGTGCTGCCCACCAAGCGCGGGCGGGGCATCCACGAGGCGCGCGTCCACAAGACCGGTGACTTGTTCCCGAAGGAGACCAAGTGACCGCGGACGAGGCCTACAAAAAGTTCGTCGGCAAGAAGGGCGCGCTGGCCTTCGCGGCCGAGAAGGTCCAATCGATTCTCGGGCTGGGCTTGGCTAGATCCGGCGACGCGGCGACGTTCTACCGACTCGATGACATCGTCGAACCCGACGAGTCGGTCGAGACCCGCGAGTCCCGCAGTCTCATGGTGCTCGTCAACCAGCACGAGAACGGCGGGACGTTCTACTGCGACGGCGCCGACAACATCCCCACCGACGAACACTGGCACAACGAGATGGCACCGTGGAAGGCGGCCGTGCTGGAAGAACTGCGCGTGATCCTGAAGCTCGACGAGGAGGAGAGGGGGTACTGGGACAACGCAGTCGCGATCTTCCGCGGCGAGATCATGCACCCAGCCGTCCTGCCCTCGATTCGCTAACCCACGACGCGCCGCACAGGCGCAAGGAGATGATGATGAGCCACCACTACGACCCGATGTTCGACGAGGAAGTGCCCGAGGATTGCATCGAGTGCGCGAAGGCGCTCACCGAGGACAACGACACGGGCTTCTGCTGCGACGACCACCGGATCGCGTGGGAGCGTCGGCAGCGCGCGGCCGACGATGCCTACGCTCAGGCGCTCATCGATGAGGCGAAGTACGGCGCCGAGTGGAAGGCCGAGGCAGCGCGCGGACTCCCCGCGTGCGACGAGTTCGTAATCCCCGAGCGCCTGCGGCCATCGACGTTCCTCGGACTCGCCATGACCAAGGCGTTCATGCAGACGCCGGAAAGGGAGCGGGTGTAGCCATGGCGAAGGCGAAGTGGACGGTGTACCGCGGCCGGGGCACGCGCCAAAAGATGTCAGACGCAACTCACGCCAAGCGCGTGAAGCGGCTGCTCGACGTCGCGCAGGGCTTTGCGAAAAGCGTCGGGCTCGTCGTGTACATCGATGATCGGAACGTCACGTTCTGCCGCGAGACAGACAAGTTCTTCGCGGACACGCTCAGTGTGCTCGTGAGCCCCACGGACGGCGTGCTCGTGCCCGATGGCTGGGAAGGCGACGACGGCGGCTACGGTGACGGCTACTGCGACGAGGCACCGTGGAAGGCGGCGGCGTGCGCGGAACTGCTGGCCGCGCTGCACCTCGACGCCGAGAGCAAGAAGCATATTGAGTACGCACGAAGCGTGTTCGCGGGCGAGATCGCGCATCCCGCCGTCGTCTACGCGATGCGATAGGCCCGAATCGATTCGAGGCACGACCAACCTTTGACGGCCCGCTGGGCCAAGGAGCAATACCGATGTGGCTTTACACGACCCGTGGCTTCTTCTCGATCGTCCGCAACTATGAGTCCCCGAGCGAGGTGCTGGTCCGCGCCCGACTGAAGGGCGACCTCGAAAACCTCCGCTCCGTGTGGCCGACGCTCACGCCGACGCGCGAGACGAACCGACGCGACTACCGCTTCCGCGCGACGATCGACGTGCGCGAGTTGCCGCTGCTCTTGTCGAAGCTCGCGAGCGAACTGACGTACACGAACTTCAAGGACGCCGTGGCGGCGAAGCAGGGCCACGAACGCAGCGATCTCTACCATGACGTGTGGCACGTCATGGCCGAAGCGCAGGACCGTGAGTTCGCGGCCGACGCTCAGGAGTCGATCACCGCGATGACGAAGGGCGCGAAATACTAGGATTCGTGATAACGTACCGGGATGAGCACACTCACCCGAATCGATTCGCCGTCCGTGCCCGCCTCGCTGGCCGAGCCGGTCGCCAAGGCCCGCGATTTCATTGAAGCCAGCGTGCCCGAGAACACGCGGCGGGCCTACGCGAGCGACTGGGCCCTGTTCACCGAATGGTGCGAAGAGAAGGGCGTGTGCGCCCTGCCCGCGAGCGCCGCCGTCATCGCCGCCTTCGCGGCCGACGAGTCCAAGGGCTCGAAGCCCTCGACGCTTCGTCGGCGCATGGCCGCGATCCGCAAGGTCCACCAGACCGCGGGGCATCCGAACCCGTGTGACAACGAAGCCGTGCGCGCCACGCTCAAGGGCATCGAGCGCAGTTACGGCGTGGCACAAGTGGGCAAGGCGCCCGCCACGCGCGCGGCGATCGAGAAGATGGTCAACGCCTGTGCGCCCAACACGCTCGACGGCCTCCGGTCCCGCGCGATCCTGCTCGTCGGGTACGCGGGTGCGTTCCGACGCAGCGAGCTCGTCGCGCTCGATTGCGCCGATCTCCGGTGGAGCGACGAGGGCGTCGTCATCACGGTGCGACGGTCGAAGACCGATCAGACCGGCAAGGGGATGGTCAAGGCGATCCCGTACGTCCGCGACGGCGGGCTCTGCGCGGCGACGGCCCTTCGCGTGTGGCTCACGGCCGCGCGAATCGATTCGGGCCCCGTGTTCCGTTCGTTCAACCGCGTCGGCACGCCGAAGCCGACTCCGATGAGCGACCACGCAGTCTCGATCATCGTGAAGACCTGCGCGGGTCGCTGCGGCTTCGATGCGAGCGTGTTCAGCGGGCACTCGCTGCGCGCGGGCCACGTCACCGAGGCACGGAGCCGCGGCGTGGCCGATGCGAGCACGATGAGCACGACGGGGCACAAGCGCGTCGAGACCCTCGACGGGTACGATCGCCGCGAGAACGCTTTCAGTAAGACGAGCGCCGGGGATGTTCTCCGACCTCGATGAGACGGCCGACACGGCCAAGGTGAAGACGATGGCTCAGGTGAAGGGCATGCACGGCGCAACGCAGGGCTTCGGCACGATCTGCATGCCGAAGGGAACGTCGATGGTGTTCGTGGAGTATCGCTATGACCGGCGGGACGACGGCCACTTCTACGGCTCGGTCTCGACGTGGAACCACGAGCAAGATGGCGCCGGTCTCGTGGCCGTGATGTCGCGCGCACTCCCCACGCGGGCGGCGATGCTCGACTGGATCTTCAAGAAGGCCGACAAGGTCTCGGAGGCGTAGATGGGACGACCGAACGTAGTGGACGCACCGATCATCGAGGCCCTGCGCGCGGCCGGTAGCGACGGCATCCTCGCCACCGACATCGTCGGGGCGATCGGCGTGCAGGTGAGCGTGCGCGGGGCTCAGTTCGCGCTGGAGCGCCTGATGGCGACGGGCACACTCGGCCGTCGCTTCGAGTGGGCGCTGTGGCCCGAGGGCACGCCGAAGGCGGGCTTGCCGCGGACGCGCGTGTACCGCTACTTCGTGCGCGAGTTTGCTCCCGAGGACGCCGAGGTGGTAGCGTAGCGCGCGAGAGGCTCCGCTTCAAAAGGCGAAGGCCCGCCGGGTTGATCCCGACGGGCCTTCTGCTTTTCGGCGTCGAGCCGAAACCTGACTACTTCTTGTGCTTCGCCTTGATGCAGTTGCCGCGCTTGCCGAAGCGATAGCCCTTCTTGAGCTTGCCCTTCGCGGTGAGGCAGGACTTGTGGGACTTCTTGTGACGAGCCATGGTACTTCTCCTCTCTGGACTTTGCGCCCGAACCATTCGGACGCGGTTATTGGGCGCGAAGCCCGAATCGATTCTACTTGCGGCCCTTCTTGGCCGACTTCTTCTTGGAAGCCTTCTTCTTTGCGCGGGTCGCGGCAGCCTTCGCTGCGGCGGCCGAACGCGCGGCCTTCTTGGCCTCGGCAGCGGCTTCCTTGGCCTTGCGCGCGTCGCCGAGACGCTTGAAGTCCTCGGCCATCGCCTTGAAGTCCGCTTCCTGCTGCTTGAAGCGCTTGAACTCCTCGGTGTCGCGGGTCACGTCGCGCTCGAACTGGACCTGCTGGCCGATTTCCTTGATCGCCTGAGCCACGTTCGCGTTGGCCTTGCGCCGGATCGCGGCGCTGACCTCGACGTTGTAGCACGCGCGGTCGGAGATGATGCGACCACGCTCGCCCTTGGGGTCGAGGAACGCGCGGCCGTCGCGGTCGTGCACGCGGATACCCGCGGACATGAGCGAGAGAAGCTCGTTCGCGGCGCGGCGCGAGACCTTGTCACCACCGAACTCGCCGGGGCACACCTTCATCGTCTTCGCGAAGGCTGACGGGCGCTCGGCCACAACGGAGCCGCGGATCACGAGCTTGTTGTCGCCCGTGGACTGGATGCCATCGGCCTCGTCGAAGTCGTTGATGACGAAGCTCGACACGACGCGCTTGATCGCCGAGACCGGAAGGCCCGCGGCCTTCGTCGCTTGGGGATACTTCGCGAGGAAGTCGTCGACGGCCTTCGCGCGGGACTCCGACAGACTCTTCTGGAGCGCCCTGAGTTCCTTCTTCGCCTCGGGCGGGAGGTTCTTCGCCTTCTTGTTCTCGGCCGCGATGCCAGTCACGGCGGCGAGACCGGCGAGCGCGTGCTTGAGCGGGCTGTGCATGGGTAGATCTCCTTCGCGGGCCCGAGTATCGCGCGGGTGCGCGAACTCGGCAACATGGGTGTGGGCTTAGGCGCCCAATCGATTCGCCGCCTTGGTGAGTACGAGGGCCCCGCCAACTCCGGCGGCTGTGGTGACGAGCCCTTCCGTGAATCCGATCTCGTGGCCCATCGCCCAGACGACCACGGACGAAAAGCTGCCCCAGAAGCTCATGCAGAGGTCACAGGAGAGCGGCTTTTCCAGAAGCCACTCGGCCTTGCCGTGATCCTGCGCGACCGTGCGGGCGATGGCCGTGATGCCCGCGGCCGACATGGCGATGAGGATCGCGAGGCTCATCGTGGAACTCCAGCGAATAGCATGCAGGACGCAACGTCCGCGTGCGTCGTCTGTGTCCCGCCGACAGCGTCCCAGATCGCATGGTGGACGAGGTGCTGGTAGAAGGGCGCGAGTTCCGCGGGGACGCTGACTCGCATGGCCCGCAGTCGCTTCTCAAGCCGTGAGCCGAACTCCCGCATGAGCCGCTCGCGCTGATCCTTCGTGTAGCGGGCGCGATTCTTCCACCAGAACTGGATCTCCCGCGCGTCCGCCGTCGGGATGTCGCCTCGCCCCAACAGGCTGGCGATGAAGCCGGTCTTAGCCGCGCCCACGCCCCAGATATTTTCTTCCGCCCACGCGAACCACTCGTCCTTGGTCCCGTCGCGAAGCGCTCGAGCAAGCTCGTTCGCCTTGGCGGCGAGGGCTGGCGCGCGCACGGTGAGATCTGAATAGAGCGTCGGTGCTTGGCCGAACGTGGTGAGCTTCTCGGCCATGCGCCGCGCGGCCTCGACTCCAGCCGGGGACAACGCCCCGCGCTCGGCCTCGTCGAGATACAGCTTCCCGTCTGGCGTCCGCAGAAGATAGGCCATCGCATCCTCGGGTCGAATCGATCCCGTGAACGGGTGGTCTGGCCACGACTTTTGAAGCGCTTCCGCGGTCCTATTCGACCGCTGGATGCTGGAGCGTGTCAGTGCGTAGGCCTTCACGACGTCCCGCGCCGTCAGCGCTCGCTGCTGCTGTTGCAGCATGAACTGGCCGAACTGTGCGACATGCGCGGGAAGCTCCCGAAGCCCAAGCTCGCGCTGTGCCCGCTCAACCGAGTTGAGCACCATGCAACGCGGCGGCGTTGCCCTGACCTCTTTCGGGGTCGCCGCGTCAGGGCGCGGTACTCGCGTAGGAAGCTTGGCCATAGTCAGCGCAGCCCCATGAACTGCTTCGACTTGATGACGAACTTCTCGATCTCGGGCCTCTCCAACGCGCCGACCCACTGGGTCCGCTGGCGGCCGGGAACTTCGAGAACGTACGTCGGCGTCGCCTCGGGGCTCCACGGGTGCGTCCACTCGGTCGTGAGCAGATCCACGCGCACGATCTGGATCTCGGGGTGCGCCTTCTCGAACGCGGCGAGAGGCTTCTTGGCGCCATCGCACGCAGGGCAACCTGTCGCGTAGAGGAAGTAGAGGCGCATGGCCTATCGATCCTTCTTCGGTGTCACGTCGATGATCGTGTACTCGGCGTCGATGACGCTGTCCGACGAATCGATTCGACCGGGCTTCTGCGGAAGACGGACCTCTGGCAACGGAAGCTGAACACCCATGCCGTCGGCCATCTGTCGCGCGAGCATCTCGCCAGCGAACTGGGCAGCGACGAGCCGCGGGTCCACGCCAGAAGCAAGCTGCTGCATCACCGTCCGCGTCTGCGGGTGGCCGAGCAGGTCAACAAGCGTGGGCTTTCGCGCCATGGGCTACCGCTTCCCCTTCTTCGCTGCACGCTTCGCGGCCTTGCGGGCCTTACGCGCCGCCTCCCGCTTCGCGCGGAAGTAATCGTCGAGGCGGGAGATCGCTTGGTCTTCCTGCATGCGGAAGTTGTCTTCGCGCCCGTAGCCCGCCTTCGGTCGCGCCGTGCCGGGGTTCATCGCCTTGCGATCGTAGGCGCCGAGACCGTTGAGCCCGATGGCGCTCTTGATCTTCGGCCAGTGGTAGTAGCCCGCGCCGACCACGACGGCCACGACGGCCCAGTAGAGCGGGCGCTTGTAGAACGGCGTGTTGAGGTCCGCGAGCTTCGACGCGATGGCCGCCTGAACGACGAGCTTCTCCTCGTTCGTCAGCCCCATGTTGGGCACGCCCGCGTTGATCGCGGCAAGCTCGTCGAGCTTCTTCGCACCCGACACGGCCGCCAGCGCCGCGCGAGCGGCGGGGGACGGGTTGTTCATGTACGGGCCGCTTGCGCCGAGCCCGCCGAGCATCGCGATCATTTCCATCTCACACCTCTAACAGACGCAGTTTGCCAGCACCTCGACATTGTACGGGTCCTTGACCCGGAGGACCAACCCAGCGGCCGTCTTGTAGAGCGGCTTGCCGGTCTCCTCGTCGATCTTGCGGAACTGGGCGCCGAGCATCTTGAACCGCTGCTCGCGGTGCTGCTCGGTCGGGAACTGGAGGACGGTGGTGACGGTGGGCTTCGGCATGGCCGTTTTTTCTCACGCCGTCGCGCTCTCCGCAAGAGCCGCCTTGGCCGCGAGGAAGCGCTTGTCGCGATCTTCCTTGCCCTTGTAGCCGCCGTTGATCCGGTAGGTGATCTGATCGAAGTTGCCCTGATCGGCGAGCGCGTTCAGGTTTCGCGTCGTCCAGTACCACGCCGCCGCCTTGAAGCCCCACTTCGGCTGGGCGAGCAGGTCGGGGTTCGCCACGAAGTCCACGCCGTACTTCTTGCCGACGGCCTCGGTGAACGCCTTGTAGTTGTCCTTGCCCGTGAGTTGGATGGGCCCGCGGCCGCGGTACTTCCAGCCGTCACCCGTCGCCTCGGGCCCGTTGCCCATGCGCCCGCCGTACACCTTGCTCGCGATCTTCTGCGGCTGACGCGCGTACTGCGCGGCCGTCGTCGCGTTGAAATACTTCGGGAACACCTTCACGAGCGCGTCGGCCGAGTAGTTGAGGTTCTCCTCCATGAACTTGAAGTCCGCGCTCTCGTGCCCAAGCTGCGCGAGGAACGCCGAGATGCGAGCCGGGGTGTTGATCCCCGCTTCGTCCAGCGCCTCGACGAGCGGCGTGAGGTAGTCGGTCGCCGACGTGAGCGACACGTTCGGCATCGCCTTGCGGATCGCGTTGAGCGTCAGGAGCTTCTTGGCACCAGAGGACACGGCTTCACTCACTTTCGTCGCCACGCTCGCGGCGGCAGACGTCACCGTCTTCGAGCGGGAGAGCAGGTAGATGACAACGGCACCGCCGAGCACCCACAGGAACACCGGACGCACGGCGGGAGTCTCGTTGAGGCCCCGAAGGTAGACGGGCGGGTTTCGGCGAATCGATTGGCGTCGCATGGCGTGATCCTACTTGGCGGCGACGAGGCCGACCACAAGGCCGATCGCTGCACCGACAGGGCCGCCGACGGCGAAGCCGCCAGCCGCGAGAACGAACGGCGCTGCGCCGCCCTTTTTCGCAACCGGCCGGACGAACACGTCGGGCGTGAGCGGCGTGCCCGGCGGCGCGATGATGACCGGAGGGGGCGTCTGCGGTGGCGGGGGAATGATGGCGACGACCTGCCCAGTCTTCGTGTCGGTGACGACGCCCGGACTCACGTTGACGACCTTGATCGAGCCCGCGTCCGTCTGCACGGTGGTGCCGACGGCGGGAATCTTCGGAGGCGGGGTCTGCGTGTTCACGGGGACGTAGCTCGTCGTGACCTTCGTCTCGCCGGAGATCGCGCCGGTCTTCGCGGGCTCGGGCGCGCGGTCGCGGTACACGATCTTCTCGACGGTGACGATCTTCTCGGTCTGCCGCTCACGAGGGAACTGGCACTCGGCGAGGTTCTTGAACTTCGGATCGGCGCAGTAGGCGTCGAGCTGTTGTCTGAACTTGTCCAGTTCCCGTCTGATCGCCTTGACGGCTTCCTCCGGGTTCTTGAACTCCTTCATCGCGTCGGCCCAGATGTCCTGAGCCTGTTGGTACGCGCTCTTGGCGGTCTCGACGATCGTCTGCGCGGTGCTCGCGACTTCTGCGAGATCGGGATCGTGCTGTGCGATGGCGACGAGCAGGTCAGGGATGATCGAGAGAAGCTGAAGGATGCCGTCCTTCGCCTCCATGATCTTCGCGACCTTGATGTTCTCCATGAAGCGGTTCCACGCTCTCGGGAACTCCTTCGCGAACGAATCCACAAGCGCTTGGCGGGCCGCAGGATCACCGCTCGTCAGCTTGTTCCAGTAACGCTCCAACGCCGTCGCGAACTTCTTGAAGACGTCGGTGATGTTCATGGCTTGCATCACGACCATCGCGCCGATCTTCACGATGGCTTCGACGCCAGCGGTGATCTGTTCCATCGGCACGTCTTTGAACTTCACCGTCTTCGTCTTCAGCACGGGTCCGACGATCTTCGAGATCGCGGGCGTGAGCACGAGGATGAGGCCGGAGATCGCGACGGGCGTCGGGCCGCCGAAGATGAGCGAGAGCACGCTCGACACGAGCATGATCGTGAACGTCGGCGGAAGCTCGCGGCCGAGAGTCTCCAGCGACTTGAGGCCCTGCGCCCGCTGATCCGCCGTCAGGGCAGCATCGACGATCGGAATACCGAGCACGGTGCTGAACGTCGAGCCGAGCGCGATCACGACGATCGCGTTCACCATCTCGACGAGCGCCATCACGGCGCCCTTCTTCTTGGTCGTCGGCCGTCCCGCTTCGATGTCCTTCATGTAGCCGTCTTCGGGGAGCAACTGCCCCGCAAACAGGTTGCTGAAGAACTCGCCGAGGCCAACGAAGATGACCTTGAGGATCGCCACGCCTCCGGCAATCGCGCTGACCGCGCCACCGAGCGTGAGCTTCACGATCGTGCAGAGCACGCCGCCGACCGGCGCGAGCGGCCCCGTGAACAACTTCTCGAAGCCCGAGCAGAGGAGGCCCGTCGCAGCGGACGCCATCTTACTGAGCTGAACGATGACGAGATCGAACGCCTTGCCGATATTGTTCGTGACCCACTCGGTCACGATGTCGAGACCGCTGCGCGGGTCGATGTCGGACTTCGCCGGGACCGGACGCCCCGCGGCTTCCTTCTCGGGGATCAGCTTTCGGAAATCGTCGGCCGTGCACTTGTTGTATTGCGTGTAGTAGTTGATGTCGCAGGGCGTCGGGTCAAAGCCCGTCACCTCTTTGAAAATCGTCGCGACGTTCGCAGCCTTGCGCCCACGCGCCGCCGTGTCGCCCGCCGCGTCCCAGTTGATCTCGCAATCTTCCTTGATCCACGCCGCGTCGGTGCGAATGTACTGGTCGGCCTTGCACTCGCTGGGGCCACCCTCGAAGTAGACGCCGCGCTTGTCGTTCACGTTGTTCGCAACGTCGAAGACGAACTCGGCGATGGTTTTCGGGGCGCTCACGCGCACGCGATTGCCCGCCAGATCCCGCCGGTAACCTTCGGCCGCATCGAGCCAAAAGCGAGTGCGCGGGGCGTTCGGGTAGAAGCCGTGCTTCTCGTAGTAGAAGACCTTGACGAGCCCTTCGTTCCAGCCCGCAGCGGGCGGCGCGTTGACGACGTCACGGCTTCCGACGATGTAGCCGTTCGGGCCAAACTCGAAGTAGCCGGTCTTGTCGTTGGGGTCGTTCTTCACGGCGAGAACGAACGCCGCGCGCGACGTGTTCGGATTCGCCTGAAGCCACTTCTGCCACATCTCGCGACGGCGAGGCGTCGGGCCCGTCGTGCCCACGGAACCTGCGGCCCTTCGACCTTCCGCGAAAGCCTTGCCGATCTCGTTTGTGTCGGCCCACCACGCAGACGGCGTGACCGTTGCCGTCGGCCGCGGCGACGTCACGAGGGGCGTCGAGATCACGCCGAGCCCGTTGAGGCGCTGCGCGGTCGCCGCGATCGTCTGCCCACGAATCGATTCGATCATGCGATCGAACGAGGCCAGCGCCTTCTGGTAGCCGAGCACGAAAGCGTCGTTCTGCACGCCGATCTGCTCGCCTGTCGCGCCCTTCAGGAACGCGAAGGTGAGCGAGACCTGCACGGCGTAGGCCTCGTCGCCCTTGAGCCGTGAAGCAAGGCGCAGCACGTCGTCGGCCATCTGGAACGACGTGAGGCCGCGGAGCGTCTCGCGCCACTTCTCTTTCGGCTGGTCGGTGACGACGAAGCCGATGAGAGCCGCGAGAGTCGTCACGCGGCGAAGGATGACCGGAGTCTCCTTCTCCTTCTGCGCCGCCGCGAACTGCGGGATCGACGTAGCGACGCCAACGGCCGCGACGACCCCGGCGTACTTCTGCGTGGGGTCGGCCGCGCCCTCGGTGATCTTGTCGATCAGATGCGGTTGGCCGTTGAGCGGCGTCGAGCAAGAGCCGCACGCTTGGAGCTTGCGCGTGATGCGCCGCATCCGAGCATCCACCTCACGGCGACGCTCGCGGTTCAACGACGGGAGAACCTGCATCTTCCACCTCGGAAGGCGGAAGTGCTACTTCCGCGTGGCGATGAAGGCGACAGCGGCGAGGACAGCCACGCCACCGACGATCAGCATGGTGTTCGAGCCACCGGCCGCCGGGGCCTTGGTGTCCGGCATCGGCATCATCGCCGGGGGCGGGGGCGGGGGCACGGCCGGAAGCGCGGGCGGCAGGACCACAGGCCCACGCGGCACCACCGGCTTCGGCAGCGACGTTTCACCGCTGGAGACGATGCTGTTGATGATGCCGGTCTTGAACTTGTTCTCCGGCACCGCGGGCGCCTGCGGGATCGCGGGCTTCGCCACCGCAGGGGGCATCGTCGTCATCACCGGGAACTGCGGCTGCATCGTCGTCATCGGCGGCTTCACGTCACCACCGGAGCCCTCGACCCGGCAGAAGGCGCGCTTGGCCGTGTTTTCCGGCGTGTCCGGAAACGTCTTCACGAGGAAGTCGATGCCCGACGTCGCGGCCATCGCATCCGAGAACATCTTCGAGCTGGAGGTCTCGTAGGCCCACGCGCGCCACTCGCCGAGTCGCTTCTCAGTCGCGAAGCACCCGTGGATGCGCTTGTAGCCATCGTTCATCCGAGCGATGAACAGGTCCACCTCGGCCTGCGTGCGATCAACCTTGCTCTTGTAGGACGGGTCGTAGCTGGGGTGCGCCACCACGGCCGCGAGGTTCTGCGCGGAGGTGAACGCGGCGCCCATCGCACGCTTGAGATTCTCGACCGAGATCGGGGCCTTCCACGTCATATTGTAGGCCCACTTGATGTAGGCCTCCTTGATGAACGGGGGAAGGCTGAGTGAGAAGATGCCGTAGCCGATCTTCGGGGCGCCGATGTTGTTCGCGATGAGCGACCACGGAACGGGCGCGCTCGACAGCTTGCTCGCGATCCCCTTCGCTTCTTCACGAACAGCCATCGGGACGTAATCCGGCAGCGAGTCGATGAAGGTGCGAATGTTGATGCCCCAGTCGCCCTTGCCGTAGTCCTCGACGGTCTTGACGCCTTCGGCGACCCACGACACGTTCGGCGCGGCCGCGAGACCCTGAAGCGTCGAGAGAAGACGACGACGGTCCTCGCTGGGGCTGCTGCTGATCTGGCCCCGGATGCCACCGCGCGTCACGAGCTTCGGCGCTGCGGCGGGCGAAGCCCCGCGCGTCGGCTGCGGATTGACAATCGGCGTGCCCGCGAGCGTCGCGCCCACGACCATCTGCTGCGCGGGGTAGCTGTAGCTCGCCGCCATGAAGCCCTGCTTCGGCATGCGCTTCGGGCCGAAGGCGAAACCAGCCGCGTTGCGGATCGCGTCGGTGTAGTCGTTGGAGACCTGCACGCCGTCAGCGCGGAGAGCGCCGAGCATCTTGGCGCCACGGACCTGCGCCGAGACGCTGGTGTCCATGTTGACCGCCGCGAGGCTTCCCGGCCGGTTCATCGGGTCCACCATCACGGGAGCGCCATTGATGTTGGTCGCCTGAATCGGAGCGCCGTTCATGCCACCGCCCTGAAGGATCGCCGTCACCGGCACCTTCTGGAACGTGCCGCGGTTCACGACGCGGGGCGGCATCCGGGGAGACGCGCGCACGGGCTGGCGGTTCGCAAGCTGCTGCGCCGACGCGCCGGGGGGCGGCAGATTCGCCTGCGACGGCGAGGGCGGCGAGGCGCGGACGTCCTGCGCGAGGTCGATCGGGGCGTCACCGAAAGGGCGGTACTTGGCCATTTGCTACTCCAGATTCTCGATCAGAGTGGGGGCGCCACTGAGGTTCTGCTTCTTCGCGTCGAGAGCATACGCGATTGCGCCGACCGCGACCAACCCGAGCAGGATCGAAGTCACAGGCATCCCACCGTCGGGGGAAGCGCCGAGGCCCTGAATCGATTCGGGCGGCTTGAAGCCGGGGCCCGTCTGCGGCATCACGGCCGCCTTCGTCAGGGCCTTCTCCTCGGCCTTGACGACCTGCTTCTCGGCTTCGACGGCCGCGCGCTCGCTGCTCTGGGCACGGTCCTTCGCGCGCGATGCTTCCTTCTGCATCTCGGCGATGGCTCGCTCCAGCTTGGCCTTTTCCTCGTCAACCTCGGCGACGCGCGCCACGGCTTCGGCGGCCTTCTTGTCGGCGAGAGACTTGGCCTCGGCTGCGGTGCGAAGACGCGCCTCCGCGTCGGACTTGGCGTCCTCGCTGGCGGTCTGGCTCGTGAGCGTCTCGGCGGCCTTCGCCTTCGCCTCGGAGAGCACCTGCGCGGCCTTCTTCGCCGTCTCGCGGGCCATCGAGGCGCCGATCGACAGCGACTTCAGCACGGCAGTGATCTTCACGAGCGCGGCTTGCATCGCCTCGACCGTGACTTCCTTCGTGATCGCGCTCTGCTTTGCGAGGTCAGCTTGCGTGCCGATGATCTCGGCCTTCTTCGCGGCCTCGAAGCCTTCCTTCGTCACGGGCGGCGGGGGCGGCGACGCGAAGCGGCCCGGCTGCGGGATGCCAGAGCCCGTCGTCGCGTTGACGTCCTGCACGCCGCCCTTCTTGCGCTGCTGATCGCGCTGGTCGATCAGGTCGAGCCAGCGGAGCATGATCTTCTGGAGCTTCGCGCGGTAGTCGGGATCGGAGATGCCGACGAGCGGCACGCCCGCGACGGCGCTCGCAACCACTCGACGAAGATCCGCGATTGCCGCGCCGCGGCGACGCATCGCGGCCCACGAGGCGATCCGCGACGGGATCGGCTTCGACGTCATCTTGTAGACGACGTTCGCCAGTTCGCGCTCGTCATCCTCGAACGTCGGGCCGATGATGTTGCCGCCACCGGGGATCGGCGGATTCGACGGAATCGAAGGCGCGGGGGGAGCGAACAGGATGAAGACCGTCTTCTGAAGAATCGAAGCGACCTGCGAGGCCGCGGCGCGATCGGGCACGAGCGCCGTGACCTTGGGAATCGATTCGGTGAGGACCTTCTGCGAGGCTTCTTCCTCAACGAGCTTCATCCACTCGATCAGCGCGGGCCACGGATCGAGCCCGGCCGTCCGCTTGATCTCCGCGAGGAGCCCCTCCTTCGTGAGCCCGCTTTTCTTGTTGGGCTTCGCGAGAGGTGGCACCGGAATCGCGATGCCTGCGTCGGCCGCGAGGACCTTCTGGATCACCTGATCCTTGGTCGTCGGAACCTGACGCGCGAGAAGCGGCACGGCCGCGTTCTCGTTGGGCTGACGCGGCGGCTGCGTGACTTCAGGCGTCGACTTGGGCGGCGTGTAGCTCTGAACGAGCACCACGGGCGCCTTGCCGTAAACGTCGGCCTGACCCACCGGCTTCGCTTCTTGCGCGGCCTTCTGCGCGGCGGCCCGACGCATCGCCGCGACCTGCTCGGAGATCGAGAGCGCGGGGATCTTTGCGACGGAGCCCTTCTGCGACTGCGGCACGGCGACAGGCGTCGCGCCGGACTTCGCCTTGCTACTCGCCTGAATCGAGAACGCCTGAGTGGTCGAAGCACCGACGCTGATCGCGCCGAGCTGGCCACGCCGACGAGGAGGCAGAATGTCCATCGAGACTCTCCGTTACCCCGCCCGCATGCGGACGAGGGCGCCGATGCAAGCGAGACCGTACTCGGTGGCGCCGGTAGACGCGGCGGCGTTCGTGAGCGTCACTCGCATCTGGAGCCGCTCGTTGCCCGGCACGATCAGGGGCATGATGTAGCCCTGATCGATGAGCTTGATGCTCGATCCACCGGCCAGCGGCATGATGCTCGCGAGGCAAAGATCGCTGAGAAGCGGCCCGCCGACGCTGCTGTTCTGGATGTTGTTCTCGACGAAGCGCAGGTCGTTGCGATCCGCGTTGAACAGCGAGACCTTCGCGTTCATCGCCTTCGCGATCATGCGCCCGCTGACGCTCGTGTCGGCCATGAAGCCGTTGAGGTCGCCGCCGGTCTCTTCGGTGCTCACGCCGTTGAGCGCGAGGTGCGCGCGGATCTCGCCGATGACGAAGTTGTAGTCACCGCCGACGCGATAGATGTCGCTCGCCGGGTTCGGCAGCACGGTGGCCGCCTTGTTCACGATTATCGTGCCCTGCAACGTCACGCGCAGATGCAGGATCGACGGGATGATGTCCGCGTAGCCGAGTTGCAGGGCCTCGGTGAGTTCGGAGCGGATCTTCTGCTGGAAGTTCGCAGGAGCGGGAGTGAGGATCGCCATGGACTTGTCTCCTAGACCTGAACGTAAGCGCCGATGATGACGAGGCCGTACTCACACGAGACGGCCGCGGCAGCGCTGGTGTCAACGAGCGAAGCGTTGAGGTCGATGTTGGTGCCCTGCGGCAGGATGCCGGGCATGTCCATCAGCGACGGGTCGGTGCCGTCCGTCGAGAGCAGATCGCTCAGGGCGAAGGCGCTGTTCACGAACAGATCGAAGGTGCGGCTCGCCATGCCGAGGTTCACGCGGCAGTTGGTCGCGCGAGCGATGATCGTGTCGAGGTTGCGACCACCGTTGAGGAAGCCCGCGCCGAAAGCGCTGGGCGCGTTGAGCGCGGCGTTCAGGGCCGTCGGGACGATGTGCGGCGTGAGCCGCGTGACGATGAGGCGCTGGTTCGACGGAATCGTGAACGACGCAGTGCCCTGAGCGCGCGTGTTCGAGAGCGTCACCTGAAGCGGAATCGCGACAGGACGGAACTCGTAGGGCGTCAAAGTGCGGCCTTCGACGATGCGCGAGCGAAGCGACTCGATGAAGTTCTGCGGAGCGGGCGGGGTCAGCGAGGGCATGGTCTCTCCTGAAAGGCGAAGGGCGACCGCCGCATCTTAGCGACGATCGCCCTTCTTGACCAACACGAATCGATTCGGGTGCTAGACCCGAGGGTCGATTACGCGGTGGCGGGCTTCTTGATGAGGCCGTCGAGGAACACGGTGCAGAACACCGAGGTCGCGAAGGTCGGCATCACGCCGCCCGAGGGGTTCGCGCCCGTGATCCAGTTGTTGTTGTAGAGCACGATGTACGAGTCGGTACCGATCGAGTCGTTGGGGCCGATGGGCTGCGCCACGAGGAGCTGGGGAGCAGCAGCGGCCGACGGCACGCCGATCGTCACGACGCCCGTGTTGTTGCGGGTCGTGGAGCCGGTGACGCCGAAACCTGACTGCGCGGTGTAGAGGGGCTGGTCGAAGATGATGCGCGTCTGGTTGACGGACACGCGCATGTAAGCCGCGTGCACGAACTTGATGATGTCGCTGTCCGAGATCACCGTGTTGCCGAACGCCTGAAGGGCGTGCGCGCCAACGCGGTTGGTGATGAGCTCGTTGAGCGCCGGGAGGCGGCCAGCGTTGTTGTCGAGGTTGGTGAACTGGCGGTTCTTGCTCTGGAGGTTCTGGAACAAGAACTGCTGGGCGCCGGGGCTCTGGGCGACAGCGCCGTCCGAGGCAAACTGGACGGTGTCGTAAAAGCTGCCCGCTCGCCATTCGAGCAGACGGATCTTGGTGCCGAGGCCCTCGATCTCGTAAACGCCGGTCTCGTCGGTCGCGCGAAGAACTGCCATGGTGCTTTCCTCTTTCTGGCCCGCTCTGGGCCTTGGTTGTCGCCCGAAGGCGGGTGTTGTTCTACTCCGAATCGATTCGGAGTGGTGAGATTACATCAGGCTCGCGGAGAGGGGCGAGGAGCCGCCGACGATCGTGCTGCCGAGGCCCTGAAGCGTCTGGACCTGCACCGGCATGCCCATGAGGCTCTCGACCTGCACCTGCGTGGGCGAGCCGTTCATGTACGCATCGACGCCAGCGCCGTAGCTGTAGCCGAGGCCCATGATGGGCGAGTCATAGGTGTAGCCGAGGCCGTTGAAGGGCAGGTAGTCAGCCGCGCTGGGCACGCCCACGACCGGAGCCGGGAGAGCGGCCTTCACGAGGCCCGCGACGCCGAACGCCACCATGCCCGCGGCGATGCCGGGGGCGGCGACGGGGTAGCGGCCCTTGCCGTAGCTGTGCACGGCGATGCCGACGGCCACCGGGATCAGCGGCTTCAGCCACTTCGCGGCGGGCAGGCTCTCAAGCGCCTTGAGGCCAACGACCTGCTTGGCCACGGCCGCGCCAACGAGCACGGAGGCGCCGAGGGTAGCGGCCTCCATCGAGTCTTCCTTCAGTCCGTAGAGATCCATCTTACACTCCTTCTTTCTGGTTTGGACTTCCGAGGGTGCATCCCGCCATGGGTGCTTCGGAAAGTCAACGTGGACAGGGGTTACTTGTGCTTCTTGAACTCAGCCTTCATGCACTTGCCGACGGCCTTCGCTCGGGCCTTGCCACCGACCGAAATCTTCGCTTGGCAAGCCTTGGCGATCTTCTTGAACTTGGCGCGGTGCGATGCCTTCGACATGATCGACTCCGAATCGATTCGTGGGATTACTGCGTGATCGACTGGGAGATCGAGACGCGAAGCGAGCCGGTCGCAACCGCCGTGGTGGCAGTCGCGGACGGGCCACCGACGGCTTCGCGGACGAAGCGGAACAACGTGGCGCTCTGCCCCGAAGTCATGATGCCGAGCGCCGCGACCGTCGCGTCGACGTCACCCTGCGAAGCGAAGTTCGTGGTGAGGAACGCGTAGAGGCGCGAGGACGTGGACACGCCCTTGAGAAGCTCCGTGTTCGTGATGGTGTCGCCAGCGCCCGGAGCGCCGCCCGCGTAGGTGTACGCGGCGCTGTTGACGCCGTTCGAGCTCGCGCCGGAAGCGACGCCAGCGAGGCCCGCATAGGCGGCGGGCAGAGCGGCGGCGGTAAGGGTAAGAACGGCCATGGTTGACTCCTTGCTACTCGGGGCTCATGCCCACAAGGTCACGCCTCGTGTGTGCGTGACGTTGTGCATCGTGCGCGAAGGCCCGGACCAAAGTCAACGTGGGCACTTCAGCTTGTTCAGCTTGGCGAACTTGCCGAAGTGCTTCTTCGCACCCTTGTTGTAGGCGCACGCCGCGTCGCCAGCCTTCACGAAGCTGCCGAGGAAGATCGTCTTGCCGTCCTTGTGCACGAAGGCGCGGTAACGATTTCCGCGCTTCGAGACGCCCTTGAAGCCGGTCCCATTCGTAGACAACGGACCCGTGTTGATCGTGTTCTCGCCTTTACTGGCGAGACGCAGATTCGCACGGCGGTTGTCGAGGTGATCGCCGTTCTTGTGATCGACGATCGTGCCCGACTTCGCGCTCATCACGAAGCGATGCAGGTACAACTTGTAGGAGTTCTTCCCGCTGCCGATGGTCGTCGCCGGATAGCCCTGATGCAGGTGCCACGAGCGACGCACGGCCTTCGCCAGCACGTCGGAGTCAACCTTGACGCACTTGCGCGCACCCTTGACGGGAAGGCACTTCTTCGCCATCTGCTACTTCCGGCGCTTGCGCGACTTGAGACCGTTGAACCGAAGCTCCTCGGTCACGTCGGACATGCAGCGGCGCTTGATGGCGCGCAGCTTCCGCACGATCGCAGCCTTGCTGCTCGTGGCCTTGCCCGAGATCTCGGCCTGCTCGTAGCGCATCATCGCGCGATCCAGCCGCGCCGAAATACCCTTGCACTCGTTCTTTGCCCGACCCTTGGCCATCGCAGTCACCTTGTCGGCGTCAGCGCCGAATCGATTCGAGATCGTACACCGGGTCAGCGGGCTCGACGAGCCTTGCGCCCCGCGCGCTTGGCGGCGGGTGCGTTGGCGACGAACTGCGTCGTGGCTCGGCGCTTCACGCGCTGCGTCTCCTGACGCTCGGCCTTCGTGAGCGACTTCCAAGCAGCGGCCGGGAGATACCTGTCGCAGCGAACGCCCTCGGCCGTCTTGCGACACGCCTTCTTGCCCGACTCGGTGCGCCAGTCTTCCTTCGTCCACTTCGTCAAGCCGCGCTGCGCCGTGGTCTTCGTGCCGCAGTATCCGCCACCCGCATCACGGTACATCTTGCCCGCGAGCTGCATGGCGCGGGCGCTGAACCGTCCGCCCAGCTTCTTGATGGCCTTCTTCTTGGACTCTTCCCAGAGCTTCGGGTTCGTCCGACCCTTTACGCACGCAGCCATCGGCTACCTCATGCAACGGACTGCGAAGGCGTCACGGCTTTTCATGCGTCTAGCGTTCAGCCTGTCGTAGCTCGCCTTGAACGAACCATCGACGTACTCCAAGTTCCGCTCGACCTTGCCCGCCGAGACCGCAGCCTTTCCCGCGCTTGCAAGGGCCTCCTTGCAGCGGCCCGCGCTAACGTGACCCTCCGTCTCCGACACCAGACTGGACATCACGCTCATGTCATCGCTCGCCTCTTGCCGATGCACGTCGGGCAGAGCCCCGAGACCCGCGAGAGCGCCGCCGTCGCGCCGGAGGACGATGTAAGCGCCGACACCGAGCAGGATGTAGCCGAAAACCTTGTTGCCCATGATGAACCTCCGAGGTGTGTGCAGCCTACCGGAGAAAAGAGCAGGGGCCCAATCGGTTGTGCCGACGGGCCCCTTCTCCTGTCACGCCGGGACTGGACTACGGCTTGATGCCGAACTCCTGCACCTCGATCGCGATCATGTCGGCGCCCGAGGGGCCGATGGCGCCGAGGTAGCGACCGACCTTCGTCACGAAGTCGTTGGTGGCGAGATCGCCGTACCCGCAGAGCTTGCCGTCCGTGTACAGGTAGAGGTTGCTACCCGCCGTCGGCGCACCGAACAGGTTGGTGATCTTCACGACGCCAGCGGTCGCGACGTAGCACTCACTCGTGCCGAGATCCTGCGTCACGATGCCGACCACCGCGCCCGCCGACTTGGAGGCCTTCGCCACGGTCGAGCCGTTGAACGACACCGCGAGGCCGTCCGAGATCGCCGCGCCGCTGCGAGCGAACGCGCTCTCGACCTTGGCGTGAGCGTGCAGCAAGTCCGCGTTGGAGTGGATGCCCGCGACGAGGGTGTCGAGGTTGTCCGCGCTGACGGCCGCGCTGGTCGAGTCGCCGTTGATCTTGAACTGCGAGGGGAGGCTCTTGAGCGCGATCTGGTTCGAGCCGTTGATCTGGATGGTGGAGTCGTCCACCTTCGCCGCGATGCCAGCGCCGCTGACGTTGATCGCGCCGTTCGCAGCCGCCGAAGCGACGAGGGCGTTCGAGGAGTTCGCGAGGCCGTTGCCGATCGTGAGGCTGACCTGCGTGCCGGTCATCACGAGCGGGCTGGCCGCCGTGTAAGTCTGGCCCGCGGCGTAGAGCACGAACTGGATCGCCGTCGTGCCCACCGAGGCCGGAGCCGGGGTGTTGCAGACGTAAGCCTGATTGACGGCCACCGGGTTGGGATCGGACGGGGTCTTGAGGCAGTAGACCCACACGCCGGTCGCGCTGGTCCCGGCCGCCATGTCGGCGGCGCGGGTCAGGGTGTAGTTGGGGCTCGTGCCACCGAACACCCAGATGCCGACGTCGGCAGCGGCGGCGGCGCTGTTGTTGAGGAGGATGCGGTCGCCAGCGGTGAAGTCGTTGATGCCGTCATCGTTGATGCCCGCGAGGAAGCCGTCCTTGGTTGCAGGCTCAGAGAACGCGCTGCTGTTGTTCGCGAGATCCCAGTACCACTGGGCTTCCTGCTTGTAGTCGAGCCCGGCCTCTGCGGCGGCGACGGCGTCATCGACGTAGAGCTTGGTGGCCGCGTGGCCGTTCTGCGTCGGCTCGCCGACGGAGAGGGCGTTCGAGAACGACGGCGTGGTACCCGTGAAGGTCTGGTCGTTGCGGTTGAGCAGCGCGACGTTGGACGAGAGCGCGCTGTCGGACACGAGGTTCGCGGCGCTGATCGTGAGCAGCTTGGCGTTCGAGATGCTGCCCGCGAGCATGTCGTTCGTGACGGCGCTGGGGGCGATCGTCAGATCGACGTTGTCGACGTTCGCATCACCCTTGATGCTGAACGAGCCGGTGACGTCGCCACCCGCGAACGAGACGCTGCGGCTGTTCGCCCACGCGGACGCGGTCGAGGCGTTACCGGACAGGGCGGCGGTGATGGTGCTCGCCGCGAAGTTGCCCGAGCCGTCGCGCTTGACGATCTTGCCCGCCTCGTTAGCGGAGGCCACGCCCGAGGCGAGGTAGGCGTCAGCGATGGCGGTGCCGTTCCACACGCCCGTCGTGATCGTGCCGACGCCCGTGATGCCGGTGTAGCTGCCACTGATGCGGCCCGAGGCCACGGTGCCGCTGGTGAGATCGTTAGCGTTCAGGTCGCCGCTGATCGAGTCGGCGGTGATCGTGCCGGTGGTGACGATGTTCTGGCTGCCGAAGTTCGGATCGATCTTCGAGCCCGCGATTGCCGCGCTGGCGTCCACGTTGTCGTTCGTCAGCTTGGCCGACGAGACGTTGCCCAAGGCGTCGGTCGAGAGCACGCCGTCAGCGGTGGTCTGGTTGAGGAGCTTGATGTCGCCGACGTCGATGGTATCCGCGCTCCCAGCGGGGCGGTATACGCCGTTCGAGTCGAGGTAAATCGCCTTCACGTTCGCCATGGTTTACTTCTCCTGCTTCTCTAGCACCGTCACGGTGCCGGTTTCCGGGTCGATGGTGCAACCTGACCCGAGGTCGATGTTGAGCCGCTTACTGGCCGCTTCGAGGATCGCCGTGTACTGCGTCCGCGACTGACGCTCATGCTCTGCGGCGGAAGACCGACGGGCGTCGATCTGCGCGAGACGACCCTGCGGATCGATCTTCGCGAGAAGCGCCTGACGCTCCATTCCCGCCGTGAGTCCCTCCTGCGACGCCAGCTTCAGCTCTGCGCTGAAAAGCCGGAGTTTCAGGATTTCCTCCTGCGTGAGAGACGGCCGCTCGGGAACCTCAGAGACGACCGCCTTGCCCGACACCTTACGCTGCTTCTTTGCCATCGCCCAATCACCTCATGGAAAGTGCGGTGCACGGAGCCACCGCTAGGGTTGTTTCAGTTAATGCAAATCCAAATGCTTGCACAACATGGCCACTGATAATCGGGGGTGTCAAACTTAACGCACCCGACTGGCCGACATAATAGATCTTTCCCACTTGGAGTGCGTCAAAGCCCGCGTACCGGCCGCCGATCCTGACGGCAACGTGGGTCGCGTCGATGACGCTCTCGACGACACCGACGCAGGGCATGAAGTCGGCATATCGGCAGTCCGCGGGCTCGGCATCACCCGAGTCCGAATCGATTCGCACGAGCGTACCAACGTCAACGTCGAAGGCCGACACAGTCACGAGATTCGTGTCGTCGCCCGATGGTGTCGGGGGCGTCGGTGAGGAGCCACCACCCGAGGCGGGCATCACGCCGCCCGTCTGCGCGTACGGTGTCGTGAGGATCAGACTGCCGGGGCTCTCATCGATCGTCGCCGTGAGAGTCGCGACGCCGACAGAGACGCTCGCGGACAGCGTCACGACGGACTCGTCTGCGGCCGACACAGCGCACAGGCGCGACAGAAGACCGATGGCACCCGCGGCCCGCGCACTCGACGGCACCACGCGGAACAGGCTCAACGCGAACTGTTGAAGCAAGCCGCAGGTCTCGGCCGGAAGATATGGGCTCGTGACGGCGCCCGTCGTCAGGTTCAACGTGAGCGGCTGCACGCTCGTTTGAGCCTGAAGCCGTAGGCCGACGTTTTGTCCGTCGAGTTGTGTCGCCGTGACGGCCATTCGAGCACCCTAC